CATACACTTGATTTGTCTGCTTACGCTATTTCATTTGATAGGTTAATATCTTTGGGTGCAAACATATATGGATTAATATTTAATAGTTCTACAAGCCGTAGTGAATTAATACAAATAAGTGATAGTTTAGGTTCTGTAATTCACACATTCGAACCCTCTGTAACTATAGGGCCATTGATTGTAAGGGAAAATAGATCTGTACCTACACCTGCCGCCAGGGCGGTTACTCCTTCAACTATATACGGCACCACGTATGTTACGGATCCTGACACTAGCGGTACTATCTTCCGTATAATTCTGTCAGATGATTCCACAACACATGAAATAACACATACAACAGATAAATTCATGAATGGAATTGACCTAGGATCGGATAATCGCATCTTTGGCTGTACTATTGACGGAATTATCTTTAGTGCGGATATATCTGGCGGTCCTCTAACTGAACTTGTATCAGACAACGATCCTAATCTTACGCATAGCGCAGTAACATTCAATAACTTCTTCTTATATTACACAGTGGGCACCTCTGTGTATAGAGTAGATGTCGGTGGTAATGTGAATGAATCTGTATACGATCTACCCGCCGCATTGTATAATGGTGGCGAATCTGTATACCAGTCATTTTCAGGTTTCGATCTAAATCCTAATTCCATTAGTATAAAGTCTGGTCCAGCCATTATAAATGTACCGTTTACACTCACCGGCCCGCCTCCTCCGCCTCCGTTACCAGGACAGCCTCCTTATCCGACTACTGTACTCGTATTCGGAACTATTCCTGGAGGTGGTACAAGTCCTCTGTCCACTATTGACGTTGATGGAAAGCTGTATGGTGTTTGTGAAGGTGGCGGTGCCAATAATATTGGAACACTATTTAGAGTCAGACCCAGTGGACAGTTTTTCGAAGACAATTTAATCGATTTTGTTACTGGGGCTCCGTGTAGCGATCTCATTAAAGATGAGTATTTTATATATGGGGCACTGAGCGTAACTTCTTTTTCAGAAGGCGGCGGGCCTAGCGTTTATCGTTCTCAAATATTTCGGTACAATTACAATTATAACAGCGACTTCATAATGTTCGATAATTCTGGGATGACTATAACTCATCTACTTCAAGGCAGCACATCCTCTAACAGTAACTTGTACGGTGCATTTACAAACACTGATTTGAGCTGTGTTATATTCAGTACACCTAAGAATGTCGCAGTAGAAAATTCTTACGCTGTGCTGCGTACATTTCCCTCTCCATCTGGGCTTCGCTGTTTAACAGTACAAGACGGTGTACTCTATGGTGTTATCGCAGAAGCCCAGTCACTAACGGCCAATAGTAAACTATTCAAAATAAACGTAGACGGTACCGGATATACAGAAGGTAAATCATTCGTCGGCTCCGATGCGTCTGGAAATGGAATTGTCAATCTTACAATAGCCGATGGATACGTGTATGGATTTTCTTCCAGAGGTGGTGTAAATAACAGAGGCACACTATTTAGGTGCAACTTGAATTTATCATCTGGGTCTTACACGGTATTACATAATTTCGATGTGCTAACTGGTTATCCTGGCGGTAGAGAAAAGCCCGTGACAGTTATCAATGGAACAATTTACGGTGTATGTTCTGTTGGCGGGCCTGGTATTGGTGATGGATACGGAACAAATAGCGGTGGTGTTATCTTTTCTTATACGAATACGTACAATGTAATACATGGACTTGTAAGGGGGAACACAGGATCATTGTCATCACCTATACAGGCGATATTCAAGGGTAATAGAGTATTTTACATAGCTGGAAGTGTAGGGGCAGTGGGTAGCAATGCCATAGTAGAGGCTAGGGGTCCTTCGGCTGGTAGTGGCGGTGGCGGAATGGGATCAGGTTATATTGCTCCAGAACCAATGACACTCGTGTTTGACGTTACGGACGGTACTCTTGTGGAACTGCCTATACTAGGAGAAAGTACGCTAACTGTATCGTGGGGAGACGCATCGTCGAATATCTACACCGGTTCCGAACCAATGGCCCACACATATTCTGGACCGGCAAGGAAGGTTGTTGTAACAATTGACGGACCCGTTACCATGTTTGGAGCAGGAGGTTATTGGGAAGGTGTTGATGCGTTAACAGATGTATCTGGTTGGGGCACAGCAGGAACTTTATTCAGTTTATTCGGCACATTTATGGGGTCAGATAGCCTTGTAACAGTGCCGCCGACAATTCCGGATACTGTAGTAAGTACTAATAAGTTATTTCGTGACACAATAAAATTCAATGATCCGAATGTAACACAATGGGACATGTCCAAGGTTACCGATGTAACTGACATGTTTAAACGTGCAACTGCTTTCAAACAGGACTTGTATACATGGGACATATCGTCGTCGGTACTTAAACCCGATTTTTTTTCGGGTGATACGGGTATACCAGATGGCGACGGTAGCGTAGACGCTACACCGTTCAATCCCTATTCGCCGTTTGCACCTCCTTCTGGCCGTAACCCTAATCTAACCGCTGGTCTAACCACGTTCGGATACTTAAATGGTAAGTTGTACGGCACACACGGTTCGGCCATTTTCGAGTACGATATTTCTATGAACGAATACAGCCTGCTTACCACCACGCACCTTCCGAATAGTCTCCCGCTTACACCCTCTCCATACTCGAATGTTATACAAATTTCGGATGGGATAACGGATTATAGTAGGTTATTGACAGGCCTAGATACTCCTGAACTATTAACATATAGACTCGATACAGGTGAACTAACCGTTATACCCTTAGATGCATCGTGTGGAGCTTATCCGAGTCAGTTCATAACCAGCAGTCAAGGTGTATACTTTACAACATATAATGAAACGGATAACAGGTCAAAGCTTGTCGAATACAATGTTTTAACATCCGTGTTTACCGTCATGGATCTTTCTGCTCAGGTTAACGAGGGTGCAGGGGCACCTACGTCAGCAATCTATGACCCTGACTACTATATTCCGACTCAATTCGGAAGTATTTACAAGTTTACGCCGCCAAGTACTATTACAAAGTTAGCCAATATTCCTTCTACTGTGGGTTATTCTCTGCCATCCGCCCTAAAACTCACAGTTGACAATAATCGAAGTATTTGGGGTGCGACTCTATATGACGGACCTGGCTCCATAACTACCCGCGGTGGCTACGTGTTCCGCTGCGATAAAAATGGACAGAACTTCCGCCGTTTTGACGTATCGGCTGGATACTGCACAGAGATGGGAGCCCAAAATCTGTTAGTCGTAGATAATGGATACGTATATGGAGCGTCGGCTGCATACAATCCTGTAGGCCCAGCTGAGCCGGGCAATGTAGGATACGTACCTGGCTATGTATACCGTATGACGACGAATGGTGATGGATTCACAAAACTCTGGGATATTCCTGAAGGACAGACTGTTGAAAGCATACACTTTAGTATTGATGAAAGCTCAAAGGTTGATAAACTTCTCATCCAGCCAGTATCTGCCGAGTCTCACCTGGGCATGATCCGTAACGCCGATATGATCCCCGCTGTTGTAATACCGACGTCGCCTCCTCCCGCGCAGCCCAATGAAAACTATACGAAACTCGTAGATTTTCCCGAAGGCTCTGAACCAAAAGGATTTATTGACATCAGCGGATACTTGTACGGCACAACGACCACCGGTCTATTCCGTCTACGGCTATCTGACAGCAGTTATAATAGCTTGCAGACAATAACTGGATGCGTAGGTCAACTGTATAGAATCGGCAATGTCATTTATGGTCTTACAGGTACCTCGTTGTTTTCTTATAATACAGACTTGGGTCAAAATCCGTTCCAGACCGTGAAGAACTTCTCGCCTTCGTCCCCTAATCCCAACATGACACTCGACGCATCGGGCAATCTGTATATCTCGGATTCTTCGGGTGGCTTATGGCGAGCTTCTTATCCTACGGGGACCGTATCGTATCTGACAAATACCAGCCCCATATTCAGTTCGTACAGTGCTTTATCGGCGGATGGTGGATACGTATGGGGTGTAACAAGTAATAGCACCAGCAATATCGGTGGCCCGGACAATCAGCTATTCATAAAAGTTTCGACGAGTTCTCCCTACACACAAACTACGGTAGCCACAATAGATATTAATTCATTCGATCCGGCTTCGCTCGTCGTAGATTCTGGGCATTATTACATGCGGGGAACTACTGTACTTGGATTCATCGTTAATCCCTTCAATTCTATTATTAGAGACTTGAGTAGCACTCCTCTACATATATTCGATGATGGTCTAACTGGTAGAGGCGCAGTTGGCCCGACGCTAATTGATCGTATCAACAAACGACTCTATGGAATTTGTAGTCAAGGTGGTGGCGGATTAGACGGTGCAGGTACGAATGCATCTGGCCTTTTATATTCCATCGACATATCGAACAACGCATTTACTCGTATTATAGACTATGTCGTTAATGATGCTATCCGCGGCTATTTACCATCTTGGCTATCCATTACACCCGAAACAGGTCAAGCATACGTGGTCACGATTGGCGGATCAGGACCTGTACAGACTCTCGTAGCTATACGCGCTCCGGCTTCAGGAAACTCCATGATCGGAAACGGCAATCTTCCTGGTTTTGCGCCCCAGTGTTTCGGTGAAGGATCCAAGATTCTCACCGGCGAAACCTGGACACCCATTGAAAATCTGCGGATAGGTGATCTCGTAACAACATATAGCCATGGTCTGCGTCCGATCACGCATATTGGCAAAGGGCATATGATTAATAACCCGGATCTCTGGCACACGTGTATGTATCGGGGCCAGCTGAAGGGCTTCGATCCTCTACTCGTGACGGGCGGCCACGCCTTTCTCGTGGATTATCTGACGGAGTCTCAGCAACGGGCTCAGGCCGGTTTCTGGGGTTCCGAAGAGGTAGTGATCGACGATAAGATACTCATGGTTGCGCCCGTTTCCGACAAGTTCACGAAGATAACCGACAGATCTGTGTATGTATACTACCATTTCGTAGTAGAAAACGACGGCGACGATGACCGGCGTTACGGCGTCTATGCAAACGGCTTTCTCACAGAGACACCGTCGAAGAATCAGTTTGTGCAGCACGGCTATTCATCCTCCCAGTAGATCAAACAACTATACGCTTGGAATCCATTGAAATACCCATCTTCTTCATCTTGGCCTTGAGAGACTTTGACGGCTTAACAACATCCAACAGACTCGTAAAAATCGACCGAGGATAGAACCGGTCATCATTGATCACGTATACGTGATCCTTCGTGACGATATATGCCCGGAGCTCATCAGACCGACTCGTCTGCGAATAAAACCCCTCTATGAATTCGTATACGTCGAATTCGAGAATATCATGACCCACATAGACGTGTTTGCCAGAATCGTCTATGCGAGCCAGAATGGAGCTGCCCGGCATATACACTTGCTTGTACGGAGTCTCGTACACCTTCTTGTTGGACTTGTAAACGACGAGTTTCGTCTTCAGAATCTTTACACTGAAGGCCATCTTCTACTATGTGTGCCGTGAATTGCCTCGTTCAAGGCCCCGAACCACAAAAGTTGACCCCCACCATCATATTCTGAGGAATAGGTAGGACATGGATTTACGACGGGCCGATCTCGAAGGCCTCAAGGCTCTCGCCGCCATCTGGAAAAAGACTCCAGGTACGGAACTCGAGGCGGGCATGCAGCGTCTCGATCTCATCGGCTGGCAAGACATCATTCAGGGGCTCCGTGCTCTCGGAATGCGGGAAGCGCCCCAGATTCTCAAGCTCAACATCACTCTCGCAAACGATATCCGTTTTACACTCGAGGGCGCCGGTGTGATCCAGGCATATTGCGAGGATAACCGTCTCACCGGCAAGCCCTTTACCGCAATGGTGAAGGAGGGCATCAAGGATGCCGTTCCCGTCGACATCGATTACTACGGTGTCCGGGCCAAGCTCAAGCGTGAAACGCCACTGGATCCCGAAGACGGCCGCATCAAGGAAGCACTCGGTCGCTGGGACTCGCTCGTCAAATACTTTCGTCTTATCCAGCGGTTCGAGTTCGTGGCTCCCGACGGCATCGGCATGCGGTTCGATATTTCCGTGGTCCGCTCCGGCGGATCAAAGTCGTCCCGCACCTTCCAGGAGGCCCGTGTTACATCTGCGCCGACCAAGTACGAGGCGGAAGTCGAGCTCACCGGCTCCCGAGATGGAGTCACGGAAATGACGACGGCGGGCCTTCTCATTCGAGGCCTCGGTTGGATGCTCCAGGGTCAACAGCGGTCCTTTGTGCTCGTCAGCAGTCGGGGAGCCCAGGCCGTGCTCGAGGGAATCCAGAGCATCTTTCGTGGTGGTCGGGGTTTCAAGTATCCCGGTCCCCAGCCGGCGACTCTCGAGCGGAGCAATATCGAAGAGATTGCCGAGCCCGGAGTTCCCAATCTTCGGACCACGAGCTACAACGTCACGGACAAGGCGGATGGTCTGCGCTGCATTCTCTACGTGGCCGAAAACGGCCGGATTTTCCTCGTGGACAGCGGTGGCCGGGTCTACGGAACGGGCAAGGAGACGGCCAAGACCGAGGCCGGTCTCGTTCTCGACGGCGAGTGGATCCGCCGGGATCGCAAGGGAACCGCCGTGAGCCACTATTATGCGTTCGACATCATGGCCCTCCGTGGCTCGACGGCGATTACTGGACGGCCCTTTCTCGATCCGACCTTAAAAGAAAAGGAGACACGGCATGCGGCCATGGTGGCCGTCGTCACTGCTCTTGGCACGGCGACGCAGATGGTCAAGACACCGGCCCACGAGACACTGCAGATCGGCGTCAAGACGTTCCGCACGGCGCCAAACATCTTCCGAGATGCGGCGGCATCCGTCCTCGACGATGCGGCAGCGGCCCCCTACAATACGGACGGTCTGATCTTTACACCGAATCTGGCTCCGCTGCCTCTCGGTCGTGGAACGTGGGCGGCGCAGCTCAAGTGGAAGCCGGCCAGCCACAACTCGATCGATTTCCTCGTCGTCGTCGACAAGGAGCGGGGAGCCGATGGTCTGCCGACTGCCTCTGCTCCAGATCTGATCGGCACCAAGTTCCGTGAGGATGCCGGCTCCGTCGTCCGTCACAAGACTCTGCGACTCTTCGTGGGTTCTCGCAAGGATGCCGCCTTTGCCGATCCTCGGGCCACCGTCACCGGCGGTGAGCCGCTGCCCACATCTCTTGAAGAAGGTGAATACCGTGCAGTAGAATTCCGCCCATCCGAGCCACGGGATCCGATGGCCGCCATCTGTTATGTGGCGATAGGAGAGGGGAGTTCTGATCCGGCGGCGTCGGCGCCGGCCGCCACTCGCCTGGATGCCGGAGACGAGATTCGGTGCGAGTCGGGCGACGCCATTCAGTCCAACATGATCGTGGAAATGTCCTATCGGCCCGAGCTGGCACCGGGATGGCGCTGGGTGCCCATGCGCATTCGTCACGACAAGACAGAGCGGCTTCAGAAGGGAGCCGTCGGCGGCACGATGAACGCCGATTGGGTAGCGAATTCCATCTGGTCCTCGATTCACAATCCGATCTCGGAGGAGACGGTCAAGACCGGCGTCATTGCCGAGGTGCTCGGCGGCGGCATGGTGAGCACGTATTACGCCAGAAAGGCGCCGCAGCGGGATCTGGCCAAGTCGCAGAGTCTGCGCAATTTCCACAATGACTATGTGAAGCGGGATATCCTTCTGCGGCGGCCTCTGAAGGCCGGCGACAGTCTGTGCGATCTCGCTATGGGAAAGGCGGGAGATCTACACAAGTGGGTCTCGACCGGTGTCGGCTACGTCTTCGGCTGCGACTATGCGGCGAATAACATCAATGATCCGAGTGACGGCGCCTATTCCCGTCTGCTGACGAAAATGATCGAGATGGGAGGTCGGGACAAGGTGCCGCCGATGGTCTTTGTTCAGGCGGATGCGTCGGTGCCGCTGAAGAGCGATGCGGCGGGAATCACGCCGGAGGACAAGGCGCTGATCCAGGCCGAGATGCCCCGCATCAACGCCGGTTTCGACGTGGTGTCCTGCATGTTTGCGATCCACTTTATGTTCCGGGACCAGGCCACGCTCCACGGTTTCCTGACGAATCTGGCGGATCTCGTCAAGGTCGGCGGCTACTTTGTCGGCTGCGGCTTTGACGGAGACAGCGTGGCCCGGCTGTTGGCGAAGGAGGATTCCGTGACGGGCCGGGATGGCGGCACGGATATCTGGACGATTACGAAGCGGTACGGCACGAATCAGCTGTCGCCGACGAAGGATGGCCTCGGTCTCGCCATTGACGTGGACTTTATCAGTATTGGTGACACGTACACGGAGTATCTGGTATCGTGGCCCTATTTGGTCGAGCGGCTGGCGGAAATTGGTCTCGAGGTGCTGACGCCGGAGGATCAGGCTGCTCTCGGTCTGACGGCGTCGACGCAGATGTTTGCGGATGCGTTCGAGACCTCCAAGGTTGCGGGATCTCGCCGGTATGACATGCCGGAAGTGTTGCGGCGGTATTCATTCTTGAACCGCTGGTACATCTTCCGTCGGGTTGCGGATCGGCGACCGGCTCCGCTGGCGTACGAGGTGTCCGGCTCCAAGGTCCAACAGCCCTTGTCGGCGGTCCAACAGCCCTTGTCAGTGATCCCCGAGGGCAAGGAGGAATCGGCCCAGCCCAGCTCGAATAAGCCTCCTCTGCTCGAAGTCGTGCCGGAAGCCGTGACAGAAGCGCTCGAAGTCAAGCCACTGTTCATCGATTCTACAATCCGGACGCCCGATGATCGCCTCGGTCCCTCTCTATCCGACTGGCCTCGTTACATGAGTCTCGGTACTCTTGTGCCCGGCGGTATCCAAGATCACTTTACGCCTGGAGGAGGCGGTGGAAGTCCAGCAAGATTTCCTAGTGTGGAGGCGGCCATTGCCGCCGCCAAGTACCAGGTCGCAACCGACAAGCCGGCTCTCGGTCCCCAGCTCTTCGCCGTCGACGGCGCCCTCCATCAGAAATTCGAAACGGCGAGAGCCAAGCCGGGTGCCAGCATAGAAGAAACGGTGGATAATCAGATAAAACAGACCCGTCTGGCTTCCGCCAAGGCCAAGATGTCCTCGTTGAAAGCGGCCTGGCAGCCAGATACGTGGAACGATCGCAAGGAAAACGTGTACCGAACCTATCTCAAGGAACGTTACGACACCGATGCGAAATTCAAACAAATGGTGGACAAGGCGGTGGAATCGGGTTTGCCCGTGATGTTGGTCAACGGATCAGAATACAATGAACTTGGTGTAGGTCTGAAGGAGGATGGTACTCTGGCCCTAGACCCCGAGGGAAATCCTACAGGCGGCAAAAATCTCGTTGGCAAGTGGATTATGGAGTTATAAAATTTAGCGTATTGCAGTAGATGTGGTTAGTTCTTAGTGCGCTCTTTTTTGTTCTGAGTCCGGGTGTTCTGATCACACTCGGAGGTAAGAGGGCCGCGCTCGTTCATGCCGTCCTCTTTGGAATTGCAAGCTACTTTGTAACACAAATAATAGAGGAATTCGGAGTCGGAACAACGGTTATGCTTTCCAACTCGCTCGACTCTCAAGCGCAAAATTCGAAACCATCGAAGCAACCTCCAATGTGGCTGGTTATAGTGCTTTGTATTCTCGTGCTAGTCGTCGGCCTTATGATTTCTCTTAACTGAGAGTGTCCCCAACTGGACCCTCCCGTTAACTGAGAGTCTCAGTTAACTGAGATCAGCCGTCGTGAGTTTATCCAATTGTTTTGCCAGAGCCCATGATCGCTCCTCAATCTCCGCATCAGCAAATGCAGATTTGGTAGCGATTTCTCTGGTCATGGCAATGTTGGACAGACTATACGACATCACCTTGTCCTTGAACGGCTTGTTCGACAGCGCCGCATTACCCTTGAGCGTCTCCGTGTTTGATCCACACAAGAGAGTAAAGTTGCCGAGACGGTGAATATTTTCCGGATCCGCCAATGGCTCCGTAGTCGACTTCTTCGTTCTCGCATAGATATGATCCACGTGGACTCTATCATGATCCAGAACCGACTCATGGTGATCGGTCACTTCTTGAAGATAGAGCAGATATGACCGGGCCTTGGTAAAGTTCTTCTTATCGAATTTATCCGTGGCGATCCGCTTTTCTATCGAATCTTCTGTATGGGCCCGCAGTAGTCCCGCAACTTCGTCACATGCCTTGGGAACAGTCACGAGACCTGCAAAGACCTTGGCAATAAGAGCTCGGAGCGGAGTCTGGAAAGTCATGCTGTTGAATGACACCTTGCGATTAATGGGTAACCGGATTCCATACGCCACCAGTTTGCGTAACAACGAGCGGATGCTGGCAAAGCCGCCAACAAATGACAGCGGTAATAGACAGTATTCCATGACGTCGTTGCCCGACAGAAATGCCTTTTTAAAGAGGATTTTGCCGAACCGATCCGCCATCATAAGCTTCATGTATTCCTGTCCTTTCGCAACAATAGCGAGAAATTCGGGAAAGTCGGCGGCTTTCAGCGTAGGATTCGTGGCAAGATAGGAATCGAATTCGCTCTTCGTAGATAGCTGGCGTCGGAATATGTTGAACATCATGAATACAAAGTGCTCATAGTTCGTTTCCGTCTTCTCCATGGCCTCAAAGGCGGCGTGGACTTCATGGGCCCGAGCATCGCCGATTGCTTGTATGAAGATATTACGCACGAGATACGAGGCATCCACGAGGACCTTGATATTATTGAGCGCGCTGAATAACTTCAGAGTAAAGGCCGATTCGGTAATGACCACACGAGTCATTTTGATGTCACTGTGAATGAATTGGAGAAGGCTTTTGTACTCTGTGGAGTCACGCAGAGTCTTTGACAGTATATCTAGAACTGTATCGTAGGCGTCGTGGAGCATGGATTCGGTAGAAGGAGCGAGACGATTGAGGATGTTGCCGAGAGCCTCGAAATCGCTTTCGAAGACGCTGTGAATATTGGGAAAACGGGTCCATCCATATTCGGACATAATTGTCTGGTCGGCTTCGGTAACCGTGTCGCAAATAATGCTGTCGGTCCCGTACTTGCTGATCCAATCTAGCGCTTGGTCGTTTTTGAGCAATTCTGCTAGGGCCAGAACCATCAAGAAGCAGATGGTGACACGGTGTTGACCGTCGGAGATTGCGGGAAGGCGGATGTCGTTGTTATAGATAATCAGAATCCCTAACCAGTGAATGGCGTTATTGCGCCAATCACTGATGATTGCGTTGACCACTGTTTCGATGTGATGTACCCTTTCCCAGGTGAACTTGCGACTGTGGTAGGGAATTTGGTGACGGGTGTTGAGTACGGATATGATTCCGTATTCGGAATCCGTCTTCATTGGAAGAGGTTTACGAGGAGGCATGTCTGCGAGAATACCGGCGACGACGCAGGGTCAACTTTGACCGCTTGCGAGTTGCTCTATATCCGCCCTGTTGAATGGCGTAGTATTGTGTTAAATGAAATTCAATATCTTTAATTAATAGTAAAATATCGTCGATGGGTTTACTTACTGTTTTAGGCACATCTTGGAGTAGTTTTTGTATATTCTGTGTATAATAATTAAAACGCTCTCGTTGATCTTTTCTGGATGGTTTTAAATTTTCTATTTCTCTTTTTAGTTCTTCTAACCGTTTTATAGCGGCCCCCCTTGATAATTTTTTGGGTTTAGGTTGTTCTGGTTCGGGAGGAGGTGGAGGTGGGGGTGGAGGTGGAGGTGGAACCATAATATCTATTGTAGCCGGTTCACTTTCTCCATCTTCTGTCACAGAGGCTACGGATACTGTACCCGGTTTGCCGCTCAGAATGGTAAAAAACCTGTCGGCAGTTTCTGTAGGTTCTTGACCGTTCAGTGTAACAATATACTTTAATGTTTCGGGCGAAGTACCCAGTTCGGATGGAGGAGACCACGAGACCTCAAACCCTTCATTTCGGAGATTTGTTGGCGGGCCAGGTGGTATACGTGGAGGCGGCTCAGGTGCATTCCATCGTGGTGGAGGCTGTTCTGGTTCTTGTGGCTCTTGCTTCGTTACTTCCAAATATACGATATCGCAATTGTCGTGACCATATGGCCCACGTAAAACATCGTATCCTTTTAATCTACTGCCATCCTCATATAGATCTTGACTGTCATAATTCTGACGAGTTTGTGTTAGTTTCTTCCCCTTTAGCTTTATACGACCTAAAAACATTTCGATACCGTCTACTGTAATTCTCTCCGGCGATTCGAGAACTTCTAAGATATACTTTTTATTCAGTTTAAGATACATGACCCCCTTACTATATACAATCAAATAGTTAAGATCCCCTAAAAGGAGATCTTAACTGTAGGCTTAAGCAAGGTTGTTTGATTAATGTCTGCGAGATCCACGCCGCTTCGGGTGTCTCTTGCCTCTGGTCTTACGACCCTTGGGCCGGCGACCGCCGGCCTGGTTACCATTGCCCTCAACAGGCTCAACAACAGCCTGTGCCGCTTCCATACCCTGTAGAGCCGCTCTCTCTTCTTCACTCATCTGTAGTGCATGCTCATTCGCCAGTCTACCGCACGCATCTCTGTCCGCTACCGCTGCTGCCTCTACAGGTGCCATGCCAATGATGGGAGCAAGTAGTGCCTTGAAACACAACGAGGCCGTGATATCTGCCTTATTCTTCAACGGATAGTAAAAATACCATGTCGGGGTTCCAGCAACTACAGTACAATCTTTAGTCTCCTTCTCTCCATACATGCACGCCAGCATCTGCATAACGGACTCGTCGGATACCGGATTATTAAACGGAAAGGTGCCATCGGGCACATTTCTTGCGGCTTGATCTGCTCCATCTGCTCTTGTTGCAGGGAAAGGTACCTGCAGGATAGCCTTGATCTGGGCGTACAGCGCATCCTTCGATGTAATTCTATTCATAATTGCGATATTGGGTTCCACCGGTGCCGCCTCTGCTGCTGCTGCCGTAGTAGAAGAAAACACCAGCTTTGTCAGATTTGAAGTTGTTAATAGGTCAAACACAGGAGTCAGATACGTGCCTGTAAAGGCAAGACTGATACGTGCAGCTCTCTCTATTGCGGGTGCAGCAGCGGCTGCTTCTGCAGCCTGAGCGTTTTTTCTTGCAGCATAACCTGGTACTACTGCTCTTTTAAGTTGTTTTAACATTCTACTCTCTCCGCAGATAAAAATTTGACAACAAGCCCTGCAATATTAAGTCACCAATGCCTCTTTCTATATCCGATGGAGCCCTCGATTGGCAACGCCTGGCTGTTATCCACAAACATCCCCGCGATGACCGCATCCAGTTTGAAGAGGAGACTCACATCTACACAATTGATGGAGTCCGGGCCGGCTGGACGAGTTGTACTGGCTTCCTCCACAATTTCTTCGGACACTTTGATGCCGATGCCGTAATTTCCAAAATGATGAGATCGCCCAAGTGGCCCGATTCCAAATATTTCGGGAAAACACCGGAGGAAATCAAGAAGGGCTGGTCCGACAAAGGAGCTGCCTCCTCCGCAGCCGGAACTCGGATGCACTTGGACATTGAGCGATTCTACAATGGTCTTCCGCTGGTCTGGGATAGCCCCAACAATAGACCCGTGGACATTGTCAGTGGGCTCCGGGGACTCGAACTCGATGGCTGGACTCCCAATCCTGGAGTCGAATGGTCCTATTTCTGCGACTATCAGACCAAGATTGGATCGCAATTCCTGCCGTATAGAACCGAGTGGCTCGTGTTTGACGAGGAACACAAGGTCGCCGGTTCCATTGACATGGTGTACATGAAACCGGATGGTACTCTGGCGATCTATGATTGGAAACGGATAGAGGAACTCAAGACGGAGAACCAATGGCAGTCTGGCTTGGGTCCGGTGACACATTTGCCGGATACGAATTATTGGCACTATTCGCTGCAACTCAACGTGTATCGGTACATTCTACAGAAACACTATGGGTTTGTCGTTTCGGAGCTGGCACTGGTTGTCTTGCATCCTTCGAATAAGTCGTGGAAGGTGGCCAAGCTCAATTTCATGGACGAGGAAGTGGCGGATATGATGGCGGCGAGAGCTCGAGCTCTTAAGGAGAATGATGGTTCGTCGCCGGTTGTGGTGTTTTAACCTTCTAGGACCGGAGTTCCCTCTTCGCCTTCTTCGTCTTCTTCCGGAGCCTGTTCCGACACTAAACCTGTAACAAAATTAGTTACGGCTTCGCCCAACGTAACAGGGGCTTCTTCTGTTGCCGGTTTTTCTGGAACTTCTGTTGCCGGTTTTTGTTCTTCTGTGATTGCTGTGAGCAAATTACTTAGACCTTGTGATACCTGGGCTGGGAGTGCTTCGCTGACCTTTAGGGTAGGAGGTGACTCATCAGAGGTCTCTTTGGGACTATCCTGCTCGGAAACTACCAGAGCCTCCTCGGAAACTACTGGAGCCTGTTCGGAAACTACTGGAGCCTCCTCGGAAACTACTGGAGCCTGTTCGGAAACTACTGGAGCCTGTTCGGAAACTACTGGAGCCTCCTCGGAAACTACTGGAGCCTGTTCGGAAACTACTGGAGCCTGTTCGGAAACTACTGGAGCCTCCTCGGCCTCTTTCTCGGAAACTACTGGAGCCTGTTCGGAAACTACCAGAGCCTCCTCGGTCTCTTTCTTGGAAACTACCAGAGCTTCCTCGGCCTCTTTCTCGGAAACTACTGGAGCCTCCTTTAGGGTTGCTTCAACTAGGGTTACTGGAGCTTCCTCGGCCTCTTTCTCGAGGGCTACTTGAGCTTCCTCGACCTCTTTCTCGAGAACTACTGGCGCCTCCTCGGCCTCTTTCTCGAGGGCTACCGGACCCTGCTCAAGAAGGCCCGTGGAAGGACTCGCTCCATCCAAGGCCTCCCTCAAACTCGTAGGCAACTCCGCCAACTTAAATTTGAATATCTTTCCCTTGCTCAACAGAAGTTGTTTGCCTCCCCAGAAAATAGAAAAGGACGGACTCATTTTTGCAGCAATACCCTTGAGCTCGGGCGCATACCATGCCTCGATCTTATTTGGCGCTCTCACAAACAGCAAATTGCTCAACAGAATCGTGGCCAACAACTGAATATCCGACGACGACCAATTAAACGGTTTCACAGACCCCCTCTTTTTGTTCAAGGCAGAAGCCCAGTCTTCCAAAGAGCGTCCCGTCACTCCCGCAAATAAAAGTCCCCTCGGATCTTCCATCTCGTCGGCAACACGGGGTACCGCAAATCCCTTGAAGCCCCAATCCGGCGGCAACACCGTCTCATCCACCAGATCCACAACATCATCATCCATACCTTCGAAACGCAACAGTTCCTCAGGAAATGCCGCTATCACTTGCTCGAAACCGAGGCGTCCCATGATATCTTCCGTCGCCTCCTTCGGTTTCGTCGCCACGTATAATTCATTTCCCACTCTTGCTGCTCCCTTTGGTGTACGAATCGTGGGAACACCTCCCTCCAATACCTCCCGTCGAAGTCTCGCAAACCGAAGGAGTTCATCACTCAGACGGGCCGTGAACACGACCGCCGGATCCGTCTTACCCGACGGCACATGGATCAGACACCGACCCTCACTCCAACTACACTGGCCACGACACGACGCCTGCGGTAAACTCAGACAATCCTGGCGTATCAGCGACAGCGGAATTCTCTCGGCCTCCGCATCCACCAACAAAAACTCTCGGATTTTCGGCTCGAGAAGAATATCCATGCGCTTGCGTTTTTCGTACAGAGGCCACGACGCCGTCATGATAGCCTGAATATTTCTGCGAATGACCGCACCTTTTGACAGAAAGCGACTGAATGACAGACGCAGATGCTGATACGCTTCGGCCGCCTGCTCCTCAAGAGACGCCGTGTCCTCCATTGTTATCTGTGCAGAACCGACCGAGTCCGGGCTACGCAGAATTAGGGCATCCATCTCCCATGGAAATGATCCGAGCTGTTCCACGGCGAGCGTCAGAGCGCCTCCCACCTGCATTGGCTCGATCGGAATCATGGATCCGGCTTCCACCTGGAAGCCGATGATCTGGCCATCTCGGGACAACAGCATCGTCGGTCTCAGTGCTCTGAACTCCTTCACGAGTTCTCCGTAAAACGCCTCATAGACGGCCCACGGTGTCCGAGGAATCATTTCGGCTTCGTAGAGCCGGTCATAATCATCGAGAAGCCCTCCATCATCCAGACAGGGTACGAAACAGCCGTTGGTATATACGACGCCGGCCAAACGATTGCTGCGATCCCGCACAATGGCCGTCGGCGAAACACCGCCAAAACGGTCCCGTATCGATACATTCGGCGGCAGCAGACCCGTCAGACGAGGAAGGCCCGATGTCTCGTGATCCGGTGTCCACGCATGGGGCGGCGGTGCCGGCCTCGCACATCCCTCGCCGCTCTTCCATGTACGAACCCAGGACGTGATAGAGGCCCGCAGCGCTCTCGGCAGCTTCGCCATCTCCGTGCTCTCCATGTTTAACACGGCGTTAGACGTTCCATTGTAGAGTACAATGGGCTCCCAGCTGTCCTCACGCACGTCGTGCCACAATACGCTCACGGGCACATCTTGGAATATCGGAGCCATCGGAATCCCAAAGGTGGGGCAGACGATGTTTATATTGTCGCCGTCTTGTTCGAGTACGATTAGGAGCTGGCCTCTCGGTACTACGGGCCCCGGCTGAGCCAGCAGATGTTCGAAATGCCGCAGCTTCTTCGGCGTCTTAGGGTCCAGAATATATCTCAAATACGCAGTCCATGCTCTGTAAAGACGAATCACGTGGGGTCTCGACGGCCCGAGAGTATATCCGTTGCGATCGGCAAAATCTTCGAGCACGCCCTGGCTCGGAGTCGCATCGGTAGACTTGGCGGCGAATTCCATAAGCAGGGTTCCATAATTGGCGGCCTCGAACGCTCTCACGAGACGTTTGAGAATGGCCGTATCTGGTTCGGCGTTCTGCTGCGGAATCCGCATTCCGAGAAACAGGCGCATAACATCCGACGGCGATCTCATTCCGAGTAGAGGTGCCAGGCCGGCAAACAGATTCATTCCTCGGCGACTCGCTTGCGTCTGTGTGTCCACGCCGACACGCACAAAGAGATTTACGCCATCGTCGAATGTGGGGCGAATGCCCTGCATCTTGAGGGACCGGGTACTCTTTTGCGCAAAAAAGGCGTCGAGAATCGGCGGAAGAATCGCAATCTTGCCGGCCTCGAGTGCCTTATCATTGCCGAGAATATAGGCGGCCTGCATTCCACGGAATACATCCCGGTAGTCCACTTCGACTTCCTTGTATTGCGGCCCAACGATCTCCTCGGGAGGAGGCTCGGCTCCCTCATCGTCTTCTTCGATATCGGCCACTTCGGGAGGCTTTGAATATGCCAACTTTCCATTTTTGTGTAGTGTCAAGAAGTGTTTTATGAGTCGAGGTGTCGAATCGCAGCAGGGCAGCGGATAACCACTGGGATGCTTGATTTTTTCTTCATTCATCAAGCCGATGAAATTATGGATATTCCCCTTGCTCGATTGACGAACAATTACCGTTTGGCCGGCACGGGGTTTCTTCACGTCTTCTATCTCGGTGCCGCCGCAAAAGGGGCACTTGGATCCATTCTTCTCGAATTCGTCTTTGATGAGCGGCAGATTGTCGTGCTCGCACCAGAGCTCGGAACACAGAAGAAATCGGTAGGCTCCTGCGACGGTCTTACTCTCGTAGCCATACACGGTCCACAACGGTTTATACGTTATCGGATCGACAATGAAGTTTTCTCTTTTCGTCAGTTTCAGGGTGAATTCGCCTTCCTTCTTTGCGGACCACGCCGAATCAGGATAGTCTGGAAGATCGCCGGGCTTTCTCGGCGGTAAATCGACAAAGCGTACTTTGTCACCATAGCATTTCTTGACTCGGGCGTACTCTTCGAGTGTCATGATATTCGGCTGGCGATCCTGTTGGCGCTGACAGGATTTGCTGTATACCTTGTTGCGGCTCGTGGCGCCACCGCCGTATCCGAACATGGCGGGATCTTTCTTATTCAGCTTGTCCATATAGTACTCTTTTTCGATATGGAGAATTGTACCGGGTTCTAGCGGTTCACGGCTGCATTCGTCGTCGGCTTGAAGGGCGGCAAGGGCGTTGGCAGGACCAGGAGCCTCTTCGGCAACAGGTCCCTTAAGCTCCTTTTCAACCTTGACTGGACCCTCTGGAACCTCAACACCCTCAACACCCTCAGGAGCCAGACCCAAATCCTCCTCGCCTCCTCCGAATCCGAGACCGGCCAACAGATCATCCATGTCAAAGACTTCTTCGACCGGAGGAGCAACCGCCTCTTCCTGCTTGGCATCCGCCTCTTCAACTGTCGCAATAACGGCCTGCACGGCGGGAACAGGCGGCTTCAATGCCAAATCCGTCGTCATCAACACACCGACAATACTCAGAATCCGCCGAAGTTCCGTCGAGCCCTCGACACCCTGTATTTCCACCCGATAATCGGAATACAGGGATATAAGCGCTCCCGATGAGTGCCGGGCGACTGCAACTCCGCCACCCTGGACAGGAGCAACGGCCTCCGCCTTGCGTTCCAGCCAACGTTCCAACACGGTCGTTGCCGCCGCCTCTGTGATTCCGAATCGTTTCTGGAGAGCATCTACAATGGCCGCCGTAGATCCCTTGTTTATTCCTCGGAGAACCAACTGAGTAATAAATCCGTGTTGAGCCGACTCGCTCTCATAATTCGACGTGGCTCTCCATTGGAAGGTGGCGAGAGCCGGGTCGCCGGCGAGTTGCGTCGTCTGCTCCAGAAAGGGCGTCAGCGTCGCCGCCCTCGTCTGCAGACGGGAGGCGGTCAGCGGCTTGCCGGGCCGACCCCACTTGTATGTTGCGTGAATATCCCGCAGAGAGGCGGCAGATCCCGGCGCAAATCCCATATCCGTCATGAGACGCTTCAACAGACGTTCCGCCTCTTCTGCGATCGAGGCCACAAAGGTGGCGCCGCGCTGGGGAACATCGAGACTCACATCGCAGGTTCCATCTTCAAACAGATGGATCGTGAATGCCGTGACGGACTCGGAGCTAAGAGGACTCCGAGCCACGACGACGGCGGAATGCGTATTCGGCGCCGGCTGGTTCAGATAATGGGCGAGAATCTTCGGATCGGCGATGACGGGGGCGCCGTCGGCATTCACGGCCACCTTCAGAAGAGGACCGGTACCCTGGGCCGCCTTGGCCGGAAAGTAACGAATAAATGGAATATTGGGCGTGGCCCGGAGCGCATAAAACGTAGCCTCGAGAGATTCCGGTTTTTGAGTAGGCGGAGGCAGCACCCAGCGCAGACGGACAAAGGTGTCGAGATCAAAGGAGGCCGGTTTCAGCGCTTTTTCGACGATGCCGATTCGGGCCCCCCGATCTTCCGTATACGGAACGGCGGCGGCGTAGACTTCGGGGCCAGGTACTGCGTCGAGCTGGGTGAGCCAGGGAAAATAGAGTTGGTAAAAGCCGCCAAAGAGAGCATCGGATACCTCGACACCCTCCTCTACGAGAGAGTCGAGACTGATGGCGGTCAGTGCCGGTATTGATCCGGTCTGAGCAATCTCCGGTGAGAGAGCCGTCTCAAGAATGAGGCCGCCTATCATGGTGGGATTCACCGGTTTGCGGACACCGGCTTCGTCGACGAGGGCCGGATTCGGCTCTCTGTGTGTTGCGGGATCGGGCAAATCCAGATCAGTGACGGAAGTGGGCCACACGAATTCAATTGGCCGGATGCCGGCCTCGCTGCGCACACCGATAAAGGTGCGCTCGGGCGCCCACCGGGGATCGCCGCCGTAGTGAATCCACAGAATTCGCTTGAGATCCGTCACGCTGAGAAAGGGATAAATGTTTGACAGTGTTATCTCGTCGCCGTCGGCCCTGATTCGGATAGATTCCCATCCCTCCTTCAGGCTCGTCAGTAATGGGATTGATGTAACGTTCATTGTGTGTCCTCTACTGTCTGTTAGGGTTTTAGAAAGGAGACGATGACCTCGGTTATGAATGACTGAGGTACTCAGGGGCAGGCCATGTAAAGAATCTCTAAACGAATATAATCATAATGAGCGAGGAAGTCAACAAGATCTCCGTGTTAGACGGTCTCGGCTTTGTAGAGCTACTGGATACGTTTGGAGATGATCTCACTGTCGTGAATGCTGCACGTGTAAGTTTCGCCAAGGAATCAGTGGAACTGGATCAAAAGGATGAGAAACTCATCCAGTACTTGGCGAAACACCACCATATTACACCCTTCTTCCATCCGCAAGTCCGTTTCAGATTAAAAATGCCGATTTTCGTGGCACGTGAGTGGTTCCGCCACACGATCGGATTTGCGCGCAATGAAGTGTCCAGACGCTACGTGGATACTCGGCCCGAGTGCTACATGCCGCCCGAGGGATCCTTGCGGGAGCGAGACACCAATAAAAAGCAGGGATCCAAACCGACGCCCATTGAAAACGAGGCTCTGGTGCGTGACAATATCCAGGCATTCCAGGGCACGGCGATTTCATTCTACGAGCATCTCTTGGGCCTGGGCGTGGCTCCCGAGATTGCCCGAGCGTTTCTTCCGCAGTCTATGTACACGGAGTTCATAGAGACGGGAAGTTTATCGGCCTATGCGAGACTCTGTGGATTGCGTCTGGATCCTCACGCACAAGTGGAAATTCAGGTCTATGCCGAGGCGGTTTCCAAGCTTCTGAAAGATAAATTCCCGGTAAGCTGGGAGGCACTTGGCCTAATCTAAAGATATCCATATCCTGCCAACATAATGTCAGATCAGACAGAGGAGGCTCCTTCCCTCATCGTTAAGGAAATCAACGAAGTTCCTCTCGTATCCTGTCTGTGCGTGACGCAGAATAAGTTCGAACTCCTCGAACAGTCGATCGAGTGCTTTCTATTTCAGAGTCATCCCAACAAGGAGCTGGTCGTCATTTTCGAATCCAACAACACCGTCACAATTGAGCAGATCAAGACGAGATTCGCAGATGAGAAATCCATCGTATACGTGGAGGTTCCTATTCGACCGAAGAAGACTCTCGGCGAGCTCCGTAACATTAGCGTAGAGAATGCCCGAGGCGAGTATTTCATGCAGTGGGACGATGATGACATGTATCATCCCGACAGAATCAGATTGCAGTTTGCGATGGCGGCACGGGGAGTCAAGGATCCTGCAAGTCCCGTGGTAGGTAATGTAGTGAACTGTGTCGTAATATATGACCAGAAACTCAAGCGATCCTTTCTGTTTAACAATTACAAGTTCGACGGTTCCATTCTGGTACACAAGGCATCCTTTCTGGATAAGAAGCTCACGTATCCCTCCCAGAATCGTAGCGAGGATTCCGTGATTCGCAATGCTCTGTTGGCCGATGGCTCACTGCAGCCTCTTCTGATTCCCTTCATGTATCTGTATCGATTCCATTCGAGCAACACGTGGGATGAAGCGCATTTCCACGGTCTATATTCGAGATCGGTACCCATGGATCCGGCGGCATCGAGGCTCGTGGCGGCGGCGAATTTCTTGGCGGATCCTGCCTTTCTGAAGACGGTGCTGCAGGCGGTCGCCATGGGAAAGACGCCCGTCTTTTCTAAAACGGTGCCGAAAATCATTCATCAGACGTGGAAGAGTCGTAATCTGCCACCGCATTCGGCCGAGCTCACGGCCAAGTGGAAGGCGCTGCATCCCGGATGGACATATAAGCTGTGGACGGATCGGGAATGCCTCGATTTCGTGAGTGCCGTTTTTCCCGAATTTGAGCGGGTCTATCGCAATTTTCCACACGATATCCAGCGGTTCGATGCGATCCGTTATCTTCTGCTTCACGTATACGGCGGTGTCTATTTGGATCTCGACATGTTTCCGCTCAAGTCTCTGAGCTTTCTGGAGACCCGCACGGACTTTGTCATATCGAAGGAGCCGGCCGAGGCGGCCGTCATTCACGGCCGTGAATACATCGTGTCGAATGCCTTCATGGCGAGTCCGCCACAGCACCGTTTTCTGCCGCATCTGGTCCAGGATATGGCGACCCATCGGTCATCGTACAAGGACCGGAATAATCTGATCCTGGATACCACGGGGCCGTTTTTCATGTCTCGTGTCTACAAGCGGCGGCCCGATGGCGTCACACTTCTGGGTCCCTCGTATTTCATGCCCCACGTCTACAAGTCCATTGATGGCTGCGTGACACTCCAGGATTCTGCCACGTTTTACAGAGGAGCGCATGATGCCTATGGTGTCCACATGTTCGAGGGAAGCTGGTGGCGTACTCAGCCGAATAGAGCACCGTATCTGTCGCTTCTGAAGCCGGTGACTACTCCGTCGCCGATTCCGAAGATTCTGCATCTGACGTGGAAGTCAAAGACTCTGCCGCCGGCATTCCAGTTTCTCGTACAAAAGATGGCGGCACTCCATCCGGATTGGCAGATCCGACTGTGGACGGATGAGGAGATGATGGCCTTTGTCAAGGAGAATGGGGAGCCTCATCAGTTCCAGAAGTATTCGGACTACATCAAGACGATCCAGTGTTGCGACTACTTCCGTGTATTTGTGCTCTACAAGATGGGCGGCGTCTATCTGGACCTCGACATAGACTTGGAGCGGTCGTTCGATGAACTTCCGGGCTATGTCAACGCCTTTTTTCCGTGCGAGAAGGTAATGTCGCCGGCTGCCTTGGCGACCCACAAGAACCGCGATGCTATTCGGGTTGGGAATTATGCCATGGGTTCTGTGCCGACCCATCCCTTCTTCAAGGTTCTGCTGGATCGGCTCCAGTCGGCCAAGTCGAGTGAGGAAGGACCTGCATGGGTCCTGGAAACCACGGGACCCGGTCTATTAACGACCGTGTACCATGATTATGTAAAGGCATCGAATAACGTAGGGGAGAAGGCTGTGACGATCCTGTGGCCCGAACTATCCGTGACTTCTAGGAGTTGCATGTGTGAATCAGCAGATGGAGTGACTGCGTGCCGTGTTGGGGCATTCGGGGCCCATCTACACGCAGGAACATGGCGGACCGCATGAGCTCGATGTTTGATTTAAAGGGTCAACATCGCTTATTAAGTATACATGATTTCTAATACAGGGTTCTGGACTATTACAGGATCAAGATATGAGGATGAGCACAAATACGACCCTCCTCTATCTAATGCCATTGTTGCCTTGGCAAAGTCACTGGGTACAACAAAGACATACGACTTTGGTTGCGGACCTGGGAAGTATACGGCGGCATTTCGTGAGGCAGGTATTGAGGCAACGGGCCTGGATGGGAACCCTCTGACATCATCTATTCCGAATTGCCAAGTCCAGGACCTTACGGCTGATTTTGATCTCGGGCCGGTAAATTTCCTACTTTCTCTGGAGGTATGTGAGCATGTTCCCAAGGAGTTCGAGGCAAAGCTGGTGTCCAATATTAATAAGCATCTGAGCCCTGGCGGGACTCTTGTGCTATCGTGGGCCGTAGTTGGTCAGGGTGGATTCGGACATGTAAACTGCCAGAACAATGACTATGTGATCCGTCTATTTGAGGGGTTGGGGTACACATATGACCAGGAGAATTCGGCAAATCTCCGCAAGGCTTCCAGTCTTCCGTGGTTTCCTAATACGGTCCTGGTGTTTAAGAAAAATATTTAAGAGTATTATATGAAGTATATTATCTTAGAGTCTCGTCCAGATAGACTAGGCTCTAATATAACGATGTACATTTCTCAAATGCTTTATGCGCAACACTATGGGTATTATATTGAATATGATAAAACTAAATTAAATTATACTAAAAGCCCATTTGTAGATTATTTACTAAAATGTATAGATATATACAACAGCAAACTAAATGGGCAACCAACCGAGATTACCTACTTTTTACAGGGTGATTGGTCACAACAGATTGGAGGGGTTACAAAACTAATTGATTCGGATTATGTTAGCAAATTTAAAGATTTATACGCTGAATCCATTAATGATATATCAACCGTGTATACCTTACCTTATGACCCTACTAAATCTATACTAATACATCTGCGTCTAGATGATGTATCTCGTTTACCAGAATCAAATGGTTCTATATCCGCTAATTATTACAGGGAAGTACTAAATAATGATGGGCCAATTGTACACAGAACTTCGTCAGAGTTTCCAAATTACCAATCGCCCTTGTCAATAAATACCATTCAGAAACGTATACAAATATTACAAGAAAAATATCCCGGTAGGGAAGTTATACTTGTTACAAATCCAGATGCAGGGCTAGTTCTTCCATATAGAACATTGTGTTCTAGAGATGAAAGCTATGATTTATTTTTATTATGCAGTGCAGAAGTTCTATTATTATCTCGCAGTAATTTTGCGTTATCTTCTCTTTTTTTTGGTACACATACAGAGGTTCATGTGCCGTTGATCGGATTTCTTGTAATGTTCGGTTTAAGTACAAAATTTGATAGAAGTAGGTACGTTTATTTTTAGAAATTTTAATACTCTTATAGACTAAAATGGAATCTCTTATTCTATACGAATCGCCGTATAATAAGTTTCGGCTAGGGCGTAATAACGACGGAGGTTATATTATAGCTGACATACCAGGGACATACGAAATACTTATTAGCGGTGGCATATCGGATGATGTCACATTTGAACAACATTGGATCGATAAATATAAGATGCCCTGTTATGCATACGACGGGACTATTAATGCCTTACCAGTAAGTGACCCAAGAATTACCTTTGTTAAGAAAAATCTTGGATCAGAAAATACTCCAATGGTAACAAATCTAGAAGATACTATCTCACAGTACTCTGATATTTTTATGAAGATCGATATCGAAGGTCATGAATTCCGATTGTTTCCATCTATCTTCAAGAAAAATTTAATGACGAGGGTAAAACAACTTGTTCTTGAAATCCATTCACCAAAAAGTATAGCCTTATACCCTAATTATTATAAAGGGTTAACAGATATTGTGGAGAAAGATATGTTTGACCTAATTAAGACCTTAAATACGACCCATACCCTGATTCATTTTCATGCTAACAATGGTCCAGAATTAGATGTTATCGAAGGGATTTCTGTGCCGACAGTATTTGAATTAACCTATGTTAGAAATGATTTTATTCCAAGTAAGATTCGAAACACTAACCCGTTACCAACAGTATTAGATATGAAGAATGTTCTTCATAAGCCTGATTATGCATTTAAAGGATACCCTTACACAAACTAGTATATGCCACCTCCTAGGAATATACCCATTAATCTGCTAGATAAGTATACGATGTCTGGTAAAATACCTGTATTCGATTGGTATAGAGATGACACTGTTGTGCCAGAGAGTAGAGTGTGGTCTGATTCTTACATTCATTCGTTTGTAGATCGATTTACTATTCAGAATATTCAGGCGAATCGTCATGGTCAAGAGACATACGGAGGAGCATCTGCGCTCCATGTTAGTGCATTTACGAAGTATAGTGACTCTATTAAGGGTAAAAAAGTCGCTGTAATTGGATCTGAGACACCCTGGATTGAGGCAATCTTGCTTAATGCTGGTGCAGCAAGTGTTGTAACAGTCGATTACAATAAGCCTGTGTGTAGTCATCCCTCTCTGCAGACAATGACCTATGATGATTTTTGTTTATCTACAGAGATATTTGATTGCATTGTATCTTACTCTAGTATCGAGCACTCCGGTCTCGGCCGATATGGAGATCCACTCAATCCAGATGGTGATAGTGAAGCCATGACACAGATGTACAGACATTTAGGAGTTGACGGTCTTTGCTTTTTAGGTGTCCCAGTTGGCAAGGATGAGCTGTCATGGAATGTTCATAGAGTATACGGTGAACACCGGTTAGCCTTAATCTGTAAGGGGTTCACCGAACTCGAATGGATTGGGTGTGACCGAAATTATATCTTTACTTGCCCTGTGCCAACACGATCTCAGCCAATTATTCAGCCAATTATTGTATTGAAGCGTGGTTCTTAACAAACTCTACTAAAATAGACCAATGAATATCTGGTATCTGGATCTATTCCGATTTACTGGGCCCGAGATCAACGACTTTTTCAACCTAGCTTCCTTTATAAATGTTGCAAACTATGCCATATACAATTATAAGATGACTAGAAACGTATTATTTATTGGTGCGAATGATTTTATCTTATAAGAATAAATGAATGTATGGAAAGGGGCATTAGGGGATTCATATACACATGATTTTATAACACCATTACTATCTAGGATATTTCCGAACACTAAGATTTCATCGGACCCAACTAGACCCCCTGACCTAGTTATTAGAGATGAATTTAGTAAACAAGGGCTATACTCCTGTCCTTATATATGCTTTTCCGGTGAATCATATTGTATACCTCATAAAGATTATCCTCCTATTCTAGAGATTAATACTATTCTTTCAGATAGATCTAATAGTGTATGGTTACCCTTACTATTTGTTTGTCATAAGGAATTAAATAGGCCACTGCCTAATCCAGAGAAGTTATGGTGTTGTTCTTTTTCTAATTCTAATCGTATATCTGAGAGAGAAAAACTATTCATGGCTATGAGAGCTATAGAACCAACCTGTTATGCATTCGGATCTTCTTGTAGAACGAATGATAATCCTTTTATATCTCCTCACGGAAAATGGCCAGAAAACTATATCGCATTTAACCAATTCAGCTTCAACATTGCCATGGAAAATAAAGTGGCCCCGGGATATATCACGGAGAAAATCGGCAATGCATTCCGATCTGGATCTATTCCAATTTACTGGGGCGCGCCCGAGATCAACGACTTTTTCAACCCAGCTTCCTTCATAAATGTTGCAAACTATGCCAGCCCGGAAGCTTGTGGTCAAGCCGCCGTACAAATCTGGCGGGATCCGCAAAAGATGCAGCCATATCTGGATGCACCTATTACGTTGAATTCGAATGTCGATGATTATCTGGCTGTCTACACCGAGTACAGGCCCTGGCAAAAGAAGATAGTTGATGTGCTGCGAGAGACTTTTCCAGATCTATCATAGGTTTTAAGAAGTGCCAAACATAAGAATTCCTCACTTTGTGCGGTATTCTTATTGAATGTACTCTAAAGTATGTCGTTACATATTCGGTATTGCAGTAAGGTTGATTTATTTATATTAAATCTATATAACATATATTACTACTATGAAACTGTGCATACTTCTTGTTGGACAGATGAGAACATATACGTCAAATACTATTATAGAGTCGTATCATAAATATCTTGGAGATAATCATATAGATATATATATATGTACATGGTCGAATAAGGGACATAGTAATCATCATGGTGAACGCAATTATAATCATAGTTATACAAATGATGTTATTACAGAAGATACACTAAATAATCATTATAAGCAATTTCCCTTTTTTAATATAAAACAGATATTGGTTCATAAATGGTCCGATTGGTATAATAGTTTATCTGAATCTTATAAAACTATTTATCATACTCCATTTGGAAATCATGCGAATCATAATACAAGTGTACCGGCCGAATTTATGTATCAACAGGCGGTAACCATGTTACCAACTGAAAATATATATGATAGGGTAGTAGTTTTGCGTCCAGATATGGCATTAACTGATAATCTACCTATATCAATACATGATAATCCTAATATCATTTATTTCCAATGTATATGTGATGGGTGTATGGACCACTGCTGGTTTTCTTCTCAAAAGTCTATAGTGAAACATTTACAAGACATATACGATAATTACATAAAACATAGTAAGGTTACACAATCTACTGATAATAATGTACTCTTATTTCACCAAGCTAAGATAAATAATATACAAGTTATATGTTATAAAAAACCATTAGTAAGTCAGATAATATAACCAGCCTATTTCTAACATACCCGATATAATTCTATCTAATACTCCTGTGAATAATAATAGTATGCGTTGTGTCATCTTATATTGTATAACACTATTATTAGATGAAGATAGTCGTACTCTGTGGCGGAATTGGTACACGTCTCGGAGACTATTCCTTTCCTAAACCTCTCAATATGATTAATGGTAAACCTTCTATATCATATTGTTTGAGTAAGCTACCCGATCACGTCACCACGATTCATTTCATTGCGGCCCCTCATCTTGCCAAATACAATTTTGAGGAGATAATACATAATCAGTTTAAAACAAAAACGTGCAAGGTCCATTGGATACCATATTTTACAAGAGGGCCCGTAGAAACTGCCTGGGTAGGCACTAAAGATTTTGATGATTCAGATGAGTCAATCGTATTCCTCGATAATGACGTTGTATACAATTTCCCGACTGACTTCTTTAATAATAAAGACAGTGCCTTTATAGGACATGCAATAGATAAATCTGGTTCTGAAGCATATAGCTTCCTTACAATAGAAAATGACAAAGTAATAAATTTTGTAGAAAAAAAGAGAATATCAGATCAGTTTTGCTGTGGTGTATATGGGTTTAAAGATATCCAACAATTCAGAATGATTGCCCGGGTCTATATGGAAAAGAGCACAGATAAAGAATTTTACATGTCTGGACTCTTTGCACTTATGTTGCAGATGTCTGTATCCATTCAGGCTATACAATTTGAAGGAGACGTATTCCATATTGGATCTCTTAAAGAATTGGATGATTCGTGGCCCAGGATTACAAAGCCTTCCATGCGAGTATGTTTTGATCTAGATAATACTCTTGTTACATATCCACTGGTTCTCGGAGATTATTCTACAGTTAAGCCTGTTGACTCTATGATACGCCTCGCAAGGCAGATGAAAGCAGACGGTCATACCATTATTATTCATACTGCACGTAGAATGGTTACACATAAACATAATGTGGGTGCAGTTATAAAGGATATCGGCGCCCTGACATTCAAGACACTGGAAGATTTCGATATCCCTTTTGATGAATTACTATTTGGTAAACCGATTGCTGATATGTATATAGATGATCGCGCTGTGAATCCGTATAGAGATTCTGTACAGCTCATGGGATATATGCAGCATGAGATAACAGTGCCCTTAAATATGTTACCAACTAATAAGTATAATTCAATTTGTATTGTGGATAAAAAAGTGTACAAAATAGGCCCAACAAAGTATTTACGTGGTGAAATATTTTTCTATGAAAATATCCCCGTAAATACTTCCATATGTAATTTTTTCCCTAAATTCTACGGCTCATCTGTAAAAGGAGATAGATCAGAACTATATATTGAAGCTATTCAGAGTATACCATTTTATACACTGTTTAAACAGGGTCTAATTAACGGTGGCCATATTAAGAAGTTATTCGAGTTTATCGATAATTTGCATAATATTCCTGGAGATGTACCGTGTATCAGTGATATGAGGGCGAATTATATAGATAAATTACGAGATCGGTTTAGCATCTGCGAGGACTATCCATTTTCTGATGCAGCCGAAATACAAGAGAAAATTCTGTTACATTTGTCATCATATAGTCCAGTTGGAGTAGCATTTATTCATGGTGATCTCTGGTTTAGTAATATTCTCGTTGATTTTAATGGGGCCCTGAAATATATAGATATGAAGGGTCAAGTGAACGCCAAATTACATACTGGCGGAGATCGCATGTATGATTATGGAAAGCTGTATCAATCCTTTTTAGGATATGATGCAATTCTCTATGGAGATAACCTCGATGAAATATATAGATCTAAAATGACAGATCTGTTTATCAGTGAGTCTAGATGTAGGGGTATTGATATAGATGATCTATGCAGAGTAACCAAATCATTGGTAATAGGAACGGTATCTTTTATAGAAAATGATAAGGCAAAACAACGTGTTTGGGATTTTCTTAAGTCTATTTAGCCGCATCCACATCCTTGTCCTTGTTATACGTCGGCTGATCTGTAATCCGGATGCCGCAGTATTCCACCGGGTGGGCCGCAAAATTCGTAAACTCGTAGATCTTCATGGCCTCCGCCTCCTTCAGAAGCCAGCCAAAGTTGTTCCAAAATGCAGGAGTGTGCCCCACTTCCGGTGTACCAATGTGAGCCATCTCATGAATGGCGACGAAGGTGATTACATTTTCGTCGACAAGCTCCTCCTTCTCATTGCGCTGCCGCAGACACATGTAGACCTTCTCGCCTTTATTGACGGAATACGACGTATATGAGGCATCGGGTGTCGACTCACTGAAACGGGATGGTGCCGCATCAAAGTTCGCATGGATCTGTTTCACAATGGCCTTGTCAGGATGGGCCGCCTTCAGTTCCTTCATGAGCCGAAGCAGTTTTCCACGGGTTCTGGCAAGACGGTCGGCGGCGTCCTGCTTATCAGGAAGATTGCGGACCAGATACTTCTCACGGTCCACAGTGGATTCGACGTGGGCCATGTCATACGAGCCCTTCTTGTAAGCGAATGCGGCGAGACCGGCACCGAGAACACCGAGTACGAGAGCATATGGACTGGAAGACATCTTGTGAACCTACTAAAGTCGGACGTTTATTTGTCAGGGGCCTACGTGAATGACCAAAGTTAAGAACCCTTTTAGGGGTCTTAACTATGTCACAAGCCGGTAGTGTCCTAGTTACTGAAACTCTGTAGACAGTCGGACTCCGACATCATAATTTCAGACTCGGGATACGATCCCTGTATCTTTCCGCAACCATTATACGCATGCGGGCCACGCATATCCGCATTCTGCTTGTCTAGTGGCAGAAGACGGGGATCCAGAGAGCCGAGACCAGGGTTCGGCGGCAGAATCTGACGGTTTTCGGGATCATTTGTCTTATACACCAGAAAGGGTTCCGTTACAGCCAACAGCGGAATCGCCCTGTATACAACGTAGGCCAACGCAACGACTAATAGCATTCCAGCAATTAGGTCGAGGTCAATCATGTCTCCTATCGTCTGTACTGATTTTTACCTGTCTTACTCGAGAGACCGGCGTTGCAGATCAGGCTCAATCGTGGTCTGCATCCACGGGCCCACCTGCACTTGAGGATTCGGGGGCTCCGCGCGCAGCTGGTAGTTGGCGTTACGCAGGCTCTGGCCCACCGTGTTTACGCCCACCAGAGAGCCGGCACTCAGGAAGTTCTTGCCCTGGATGTCACCGGCACCGTGAGGGTTCACCGCCGCCCACTGGGAGTTTACATCCGTAGGAAGGAGCTCCGTCGGGTTCAGCTGCTCACGGGGATAGCAGTCCTTGGGCTTCTTCGCCGCATTCATAGGCACCGAGCCCATATTGTCCTCGCCGCCGTAGTTGGAAAGAGTATTCTCCGGGCCAGTCGGCTTGGGTGCCGGTGCAGGCGGGGCTGCCATCTGGCTGGCAAAGCCTTCACGAACACCGGAGGAGGCCGGCGCAGCAACCTTGCGAGCAGGCATCAGAGTACGAGACACAACGGGGAAATACTTCCACAAAAGAAATCCGACAGCCGCAACTACCAATAGTCCAACTACGAGGTTCATGTCGAATCCGGCCATGTTCTGATGGTAAGGTTGAAAATTCTTTGAGCGAAAACGACATTTCGGGAACCTAGGTGAGTGTAGGAGACTCCGAATCTTCAGACTCGGACTCACTATCGGACAAATCATATTCGCTAAAATGCGATTCATCATCCTCCAGGTCGCCAAAATGGCGGTAATACCGGGCCTCTTCGGCCCGAGCCATTCGATTCGCAATCTGGGACTTTAACCGGGCTTCACGGACGCGCTCCTTGGCCATGAATTTCCGGGTTTCCCATTCTCTATTCCGGATCTGCGTAGGTGCACCCGCCACCTCGGGCTCGATTTCCTCGAGTTTAATCTCACGCTCATCACCCGAGTCAACCGTGTCGCCGTCAAAAAATGGAATGGCATCAACATCCTCCTTGTAGTCGACCACGGACCACGACGGTTTAATGGCCGTAGAAGTCATTGAGAGGCTATTGAGAGAAAACTGGGCCGTGCCATTCTTCGCGTCGGCGGGTACTTGGGGGTACTCGCCGGAGGACACGAAGAGAGACTCCAGAGCTTCACGCCGGGGAGGTTTGGAAAACCACGAACCGTGGCTGAGAAGTTCGCCGATTAGGGCCTTACGTTGCTCTTCCGCCCAGACCTTCCAGGCATCGGAGGGAGCCCATGCGCCGGATTCCAGAGTTACCGGAGGACTCTGGACTGCCGGAGTCAATACTAGACTAAATCCATTGGCTGTGCGCTTCGGGGGTTGTAGAGGCATCCTAATGACCGGTGATTTAGTCGGGGGCGGAATACACCGCGGCTATTTCGAGTTACCGGAAACCATGTCTGGCTTTAGAGGCATGGAAACGAAAGAATCCAAGGCACGCAAGGCACTGCATGATCTTGGACTTCAATTTGCCGACAAATGGGCGTCGGGATTCCAGGATCGTCCAACACAGCAGCTTATTCTCCAAAAAATCATCGATCCGGCCGTGAAGCATATCTTGCACTCCATTTCTCCGTGGATTATTGGTATGGCAATTCTTTTCCTGGTGCTCCTGACATGTACCGTGGTAACGTGTTTTATAGTCCTCCGGGGACCGGGACCGGTACAGACACTTCAGAGCTTCGATGCACTCCTGAGTAGTAAAGCAGTTCAGCCCTAATCAAGACCCGTATAAGGGCTGCGTCCGAATAGTCCCATTTGAAATATCTCGATCCTCCAGGAGACATGGAACCCAAACAACAACTCGGAGCCGCCATACGTCACTGGATTCATTTGGACAATCTCGTAGAGTCATTTTCGCATCAGGCATCGAATGCCCGAAAGCTCCGTAACAAACACGAGGCCGATGCAGTAGGTCTCATTCACCAAATCGGACTCCAGGATTCCACTATAAAGGTATCGGGAGCCACACTCCATTTGGCCAAGAAGAAGTCCCAATCGGGACTTACGTGGGGCTTTTTAGAGAAGGAAATTGATGCTTGGTCTAAAAAGACCGGGGTCAATACAATGGGTCTTCTGACCTGGCTTCACGACCATCGGGAAGTTACGGAGGTCGAGTACTTGAAGAAAGAGACTACGTAAATTTGACATGGGCCCTTCTCGTGACACTGACAGTATACATGTCTACAACTCTCAGCTCCTGTAAATATCTCATCTATATGTGCTGGGATTCAGGTGGCACCAAGATTGGTGGATCTCTGATTCATGATCTGTGTCCGCAGACAGAGGACGAGGCTCGGTCTATGATTTCCATGCTCCAGGATCAGTCCGAGAGTTTCTTTGATAAAATCATCGGACTCAAACAGGCTCGGCGTTATGTGTACATTGAGAATAAACCGACCTTGTCCGGATCTAAATAGATCCCGCCTGTATAAGCGCAATGGACAATGAACTTTTTGCCGTTGCCGAGTCTATCCGGGAGTACATTAAACGCCGAGATTGTGTTATCGCCAAGTCTGTCAATAAGATCTATAGAGACTTATTGACATACGTGTTGGCCCGTCGTGGTTCTTCTTCCTACATGATTCAGTATTCCAAGGCGACGGATCTTGATACAGAAACCGAGTACTGGATATCACACAACTGCGATTTTACTACGTGGGAGGAAGAGGTATTCACACCGGTCTTCGGGACTTCTGTAAGATACTGGGAGTATCCGTGTCCCGAGTGGCGTTCGGAAATCTACTCGTATTTACATCTCTGGATCATTGTACCCAAGGATATCCTGGATGACTTTGACATGACACCGGAGGATCCTCCTTCTGAAAATGATTACGGCGAAGTGGATCCCTATCTAATTGAGCACGGCCTAGCAAAGCGTAAAAAGGCAGAATAACGCCTATTCACTCCACTTACCGTGCGACCACGGATTTACAGGAATCGAATCCAACTGAGATCGGAATTTGCTGACTTCCTTGTCAAATTCTATGTCAGTTTGCCCCGACTCTTGCATACGCTGATCTAGCGCCGACTGTGCCGGGCGCTCGCCGTAGCAATTGACACCGAACCGCTGGTCGGCGTTCGGGAAGAAGCCGCCATTCACGCCCGGGAGACCGCACGACATACGCTGACTTTCCGAGCCATTCTGGAGCTTCTCGTACGTCTCCTTTTGCGTCGGATATAGAGCCAGCTGACCCTTGGACCAGCCGTAATTGCACCAGTCGGCGCCGGACTTGTAAGCGTGCTTTACCTGGTCATATGTGGCGAGCTCGGCGCCGAATGCACGGCACAGAGGCTCGGCATCCTCGAACTTGTATACGTTACGAGCGACATTGAACACCTGTTTGCTACCACCGGATCCGAGGGCTTTCTCTACATCGGATTCTAGGGCCGAGATGACAGAGCCCATGGAAGAGGATTCTTTCTCCTTTTCGTGATCGGTAGGCTTTAGTTCCGCCGCAATCGGTGACCCGGGAACCTCTATTTTTATTTTTTCTTCATGATCACGGCTCCACCGAAGCTTCTTCCAGCCGATATCAAAATAGTATCCGATGGTTTCGTAGTATACCGCAATCAGAATCATCACAGCCAAAACAATCACAACGATACCGTACGAGGACTTCATAAAGTCGCCGAACTTTGACAGCATAGAGCCGGCATTTGGCATCGCAAGACCGGGCCCTGAATTGGTCCGTGGAGCATTCATGTTCATTCTCGGAGCATTCGGAGCGTTCATGTTCGTTCTCGGAGCGTTCATACCTATCGTCTAGGGTGAAATTATGTCAGCCTCTCTAGGAAGAGCATCAGCGTATCCGCATTCGAATCGCCACCATTGGGAGATGGGCTGTGCGTCTGGTCATCATACAGAGACCAATCCGAACCCGACCTTGCTCTCATATTGTAGTGACCGCCCCGGCTGTTGCCCCATTGATCTACAACGGCATACACCTGGTAGCGGCATTTCTTCTGAATCGAGGGCCACGTGATCCACTCAGTGAAATCGACCAGATCCGGGTCATATGCAATCTTGGCCCGCACCTTTGCTCCACGATTGGTGTACCTCTTAATGCCGAGAATCATGTGCGATGGAAAACGACTAATTGACAATTCCTGGCTTACTCCGCCCTTCTCCTTGCATGATTCGCACATGTAATCTTCGAGTGCCTCCTTCTCGAATCCCTTTGCGATACACTGCTGGAGCGAGGGAGCCGGAGCTCCTTGCACATCTGCATTCGGGATCGGCACCTTGAGAACACCCCATGGCTCGTATTTGGCGATCTCGTGTCCACATTTACACACAAGACGAGTCAGAGTTTGTCCATAGAACTCCTCCACAATCGGCGAGTATTCCTTGCGAAAGAAGGACGACCACGCCTCGAGGCTCTTGACATATTCAATGTGCGTCTTCGACTTTGGGATACCCGTGATCTCCATCTTAACGTGGCGCGCCTGCTGCTCGTGGAGCACCTGGAGAATCAGAAGCACGGCTTCCGTGCCATCTGCCTGAGCGCCCGGATGAAATTCGTCGTCGAGGCCTCTCTCCTTGGCCACCTTGAAGAAGGCACGCACAAGAGACATCGGATTGATTGCTCGGGGTCCATCCTTGCCGAAATCCTTTATGAGAGTCGACACCTCCTGTGCCAGCTCGTAGCCACCACGATCTTCGTGACGGTGTTGGGTCCAGTCATCCGATCCAAAGTAGGCCGCAAATGGCCCAGCATGCCGGAGTGCCTGAAGGGCCGAATTCAGATAACACGTATTGCCGAGATTGTAGATACCTCGCTGTTTCATATGGCTTATCCCCGACGACTTCACCGGATGACCGTTCAAGTTTTACTCGGCCATCGTTCACTATCCTGGCCCAAAATATCCGTGATGAACAAATGGAGAGCAAATATACCGCCGGAATTTCTCCTGCTGCTACCGCCGAAGCAACGTTTCAGACTGTTACGGGCGGCCCCGTTGAAGCCGTAAGTGAGTCCAATCTGGTCGAAGATAGTTCTGCGATCCCGAATGCGGCGAATCAGATCATTTTCAAAAATCTCCCTCTGTCCTGGTGGGTACACTGTCTGAATTCCGGTTCTATTCAATACAGACCCGTGAGTAACGATGTCAACTGGGCCTTTGTGAACTCGGCGGGAGCCGATGTCAATATTTCTACGGAGATAACCCACGCAATCATCCCGAATCGTACGGAGAATGTGACCCGTAACCCGGAGGCAAAGACCACGACAATTGAAATGAAGGATAACGGATACTTGGTTATGACTACGGAGATGAAATTGCCCTTTTAAGGAGGCCCTTTGAAGAATGAATCTAGTCGTGTCTGCCCCGAGGCGGTCACGAGTAGATCTCCAAATAACAGCTCCTCGGCGAGTGCTTCTCTGGCCGCAACGGGATCTCGGGCTTTCTTGGTTGCGGCGACCTGATGGGGCTTGACACCGGGCAGCTTCTCTACCACGAGTCCGAATACCTGTGCCACCGGCTTGGCGATCTGATTCGTAATGTAGAAGGCATAGTCCGGCATGAGCCCCTTTTCCTGGATGTAGGTCGGTGTCTCGATCCGTTCACCCTGCGAGACATCCTTGGCATACTTGCGGCCCGTGGGATTCTTCACATAGACAAACGGAATACGGTCATTCGACGATGGTTTGTTGCCGGGATCACGGACACCGATGCGGTCCGCCAGAATCTTGTGTGCCGGCACCAGCTTATATTCCGCCCGCAGACTCTTGGTAATCGTGAGTCGCTTCAGAGGGAACTTGCCGGCGAGCAGAGCCTTGACCGTTTCCCGTGCAAATCGGAAGGCGGCAACCACGTCCCGCTGCGCCAGAATACGCTCGATTACACCACCGTACACGGTTTTCACAATCGGAGCATTGTCACGGCGTTTGAGAACAATGCCCATCGACTTGCGATGATAATCGCCGTCCTCTAGACCGCCCTCCGTCATGTCACCGACGTACCGCTTCTTCGATAGCAGACAGAAGCAGCGGAACATCTTGTCGAATTCGAAATCGTGGGGCGGCTTGAGGGCGCCGGATATGTATGCGCCCGCCTCTTCGGCTAGAGTCTTGGCGGCGGCCTGTGCTTCTCTGCCTCGGAGTCGATGTCCCGTTACCGGATCGGTTGGCCGGAACGAGATGAAGACGGAATCCGTGTCTCCGTACACGACGACGGCACTACAGCGGGGATCCTTTTTGCCTCCGTACAGCGCCTCGATACAGGCCTTGCTAAACAGAAGCTGCTGGCGTCCGTGACCCGTTGTCGATGCCGCCAGACACTTGCGCCGAACCTTGCTCGTATTCGAGCCTAGTTGGCCATAGAGCGAATTCGCCGTCAGTTTGTAAGCCAGCTGTTGCGCATCGAGCAGATTCCGGCGAAATTCGTCAGGTTCCTTTTCGGCGAGCTTGCGAGTCCGTTTACGCTCCGACAGCAGCTTCTGCAGAATCTTCGGCAACGTGCCCTGCGTCGTACACGCATAGCGGCATACTCGGCGTCCCATCGGTTTGAGCTCGGGATGTTTCCGCTTGTCCTTCGGATCCGGCTTGAGAATGTCATAGTCGACCTCGAGATACTGGACACCGGCGAGATTGTCATACTGGTCGGAACCCTCGACGGTCTCTACATAGGCGCCGTCGGGCGCATAGTCCTTTACCCAGACTACCGTGTCATGGCTCAGATTCTCGCTGATGATCGACGACGGATACAGAGAGCTGAAATCGAGCGCCGCCACCGGCTCGTCATCCAGATAAATTCCCGTGAGAGGATCGAGCACAATGGCGCCCTCGTATCCCTCCTGGTTTTCGTCGGTCTCCTGGATTTCATCGCCGTCCTGTTCTCTCGGCTTGCTAGGCAGCACGGGAATGAGCTGGTCCTCCTTGCGACACTCGTAGAATACGAGCGACTCGGACTTGATACCCTGGCCTCTCGTAAAGATATAGTTCAGAGGAACCCAGCAAACGTTGGCCATGGCAATCGAATTGTTGAGCACATCGAGTTTCTTAAAGAGTTCCATGACGAGGTCGCAGTCCTGAATACAGTATTTTGCGACGACGGCGCGCTCATCCGGACCCTGGCCATGAAGCGCAAAGATGTCCTTCGGACCGACATTGTCCTTGGCCTGCGACCAGCGGACGGGTGTCAACTCGATCGGATCCGCCGAGCGTACAATGAGCGCCTTGGGTTCGACGGAGATGACCTCGAGCTTGTCACAGACGACGTCGTTTTCTTCGTCCATGAGCACAATGAAGCGACCGGCCGTCATTCCTTTTGTGGACTTGGTAGCGATACGGAGTAGTCCGCCCGACTCCGTAATGGAGTTTACAGCTCCGGCCATGTATGTCGCCGTAACATTGTCGAGACTGTAGGAATCGAGAACGGCAGATCGGCGCACATAGGCCAGAAGATCAATATGTAGACGGCCCTCGGCCGTAAACATGTAGAAGGTATTGTCGCCCATGGCACTCGAACTCAGAAACGATTCCTTGAGTTTCACGGGACTCACGAGCCGACTCGTGCGAGACTTGGGATTCCACATTTCCTTGTCGGTCTGGCGGCCGAGGGTTTTCAGTGCATCCGTGCAGCGATTGACCTCGGCGCGCTCCCATAGATACTTGTTATCAAACCCGAATATGTTGTAGCCGATCATGATATCGGGATCCACGGTGCGGATCATCTCGGCCCACGCTTCGATCATGGCCTTTTCCGTCTTGCAGGGAACCGTGTAGACGGAATCTCCAACGAGGCCCGTGCAAGAACCGAGTACGAAGATATCCTTGCGTGTCGGCTTGCCGTTCACATATGTCACGGAACCGATTTGAATGACAGGATCACCGAGGGGCTTCGGCAATGTTCTGGATAGGATCGTATCGAGTCTGTCCACCGGTTCTTCACATCCTTCCAGATCAGGCCAGGAATTCTTCAGAGTGGCGAGCCCGGACTCCATCTCTCGGAGCCCGTATTCGTCGTCGATGTAGACCTTGGACAGAATCTTGGACTTGCCTTGAACCGCCCGAAGAATTTCCTTGATGGCCGCATCGCAATCGAGACCGGCCTCGACAATCTCGAGCGCGGGCTTCCTCCATGTCTTAGTAGCCAGAGGGAAGTCGCCGTGACTACTCGTACACTCTATATCCCATGACACGATGCGCAGCGGTGCAGATGAGAGTTGCGTGGCCTCATCTGCGGGTCCCACATCTGTCCATGAGCAGGTGTATTGGAGTTCCGTGGTCGTTGTGGGATTGTCTACGTCATCGGGCTCCTCCACTGTAACCCAGCCAGCCGGCCGGATTTCACGCAGATGATAAAATCGCAGAAGCGGATCGATGTTGGCTTCGTATAACGTGGGTTTGGCGGTCACGCCTTTCTGGATCTGGATCGCCAGTGGTGTAGAGGTCGCACGGTCCTGCAACGAATCGATGGCTGCGTTCCATGCCTTCTTGGATCGGGTGCTGACCCGGACTACCTTTACAGACTCGTGATTGTTGAAATCCCAGAAGGTCTTGTGGGACTCGAGAGTACAGGTGGGAGGCACGTCCTGATTGCTCTCGATATACTGTTTCAGTCGGACCGTGTCGACTCCTCCGACATAGAAGAACGGTTCAAAGTCGGTTACGGCGAGGCTCACGGACCGTCCTTCGGCCGTTGCGCCAAACAGAGTAATTTCATAGGCTCCAGCTACATCCCGTGTAGTGGAGCCTAGGATTTGAAATGTTAGAGCCATGTGGTCAATGCCGGCTCAGAAATAGGTGGGGGTCAAATTTACCGGCGTCGAGACTTTCTGGATCTGATGGGATTCGGAAGCCCGGATGATCTCTTTTTGGGTAACAGACTGTAGGCGCCCATGAGGGCCGCAGCGGGTCCGGCCTGTGTTGCGGCAGCCATGAATGCGGCCCAGGGATTACCGCCGACTTGTACTGGTGTTCCAGGTACCGGTGGTAGAGGGTTTTTTTCGGAGGAGGTGCCTGGAATAATCTCAGTCATACCGGATATTCTAAGCGGTACTATATTGGAGCTCTTCTTGGTCTCTGTAGATACCATCGAGGGTCCTGTAGATACCATCGAGGGTCCTGTAGATACCATCGAGGGTCCTGTAGATACCATCGAGGGCCCAGTAGATACCTGCGATACCGGCTTCGTTACCATCGAGTTGTCCGCCTGATTTACAATCTCCTTTATTGTTTCCTTGTTTCGGATGTCATCCACGACCTCCACCTCTCCATCCGGCTTTACATGAATCACGGTCGGCACAGAATTAACTTCCTCTTTTTGGGCAAGAGGCGTTTCACTGTATACAGAAGACGGCATACTAATCATATGAATCCGGCGACCGAACATTTTTCCAAAGGAATTCCAGGTTGGCTTGTAGTCTACACAGTGCGGACAGGAGTCATTCGACACGGCGACCAGCTTGGGTCCCCGCTCTTGTAAGAGCTTATTGGCCTGTATAGGACACGTAACCCGAATGTTAATGTATAGCCGATTTTTTCTGGTTCTTCTAGACCGTCTTGGCGCCATCCTATAATACGCAGACAAAAAGCTTTTACACCACTAGAGACATGCCAGATTTCACAACTGGTCCCTGGGCCGTAGTAGCCATACTTGCCGTTACAGCGGTCGTAGTTGTGGTCGTCGTGGCGCTTCAGCCCGCTTCGCCAACCATGTGTCCAACCGAACTGAGAAGAAATGCCCACGGTGAACTGCGCTTGCATCCCACAAAACGGGAATTTCCGGATATGAATGCCTTTCAAAACTGGTGGTATTCCTCGGGACTGAACACTACATGCCCTCTTCCGGTGTTGACCGGGATGAAGGATAAGACGGTGTTGGATACGGATGCCAACCACACAGAGCAGACATATGCCAAGACACCTATCAATAAGGTGGACGATTACGAACTGTCTCGGATCTTCGGAGAGGAACGGGGTGGCCGTATGGTCATAAACCAGGATCTCGATACCATTCTGTTGTCTCGCAATACGGACTGGGTCAACAAGCCCGTGACATCGGATGAACGTAAGAATTCCTACAGAGGTCTCCAAGAGGGCTTTACGGCGACGGGAGATCTTACATCGGAAGCCACGGCTCGTTACGGCGAACGAGTAGAACTCGTAGAGGATTCCGACTGTAAGATAAGCCGCGAAGGGCGCAAGGTGGCAAAGCTCGTCGAAAAGGTCTATGAAGAAGACAAGGACTGGGAGCCGGTGGTCGTTCAGGTCGGACCTCACAACTGGGAGGTCAATGAGCTGAAGCCCCGTAGACGTCACGATGAGTTCGAGGAGCCCGTGAAGGATACCGTTGTTGATACGAAGAATCCTACGGTGGGGCTCTCGTACCGTTATCCGGACCAGGAGGTATTGGATGCAGCGACGGATCCGTATTATAGAAACGGAGGCTGGATGGATCCTCGGGAATACAAGGACCCCAAGGGTAATGATCCTTATCGTGGAATAGTTCCGAATATGGCCCGCATGTTTGGCCCGACCAATGACACGGACGATTGGCTGAACCAGGCAAAGCCCCTGGCCTAAACTGACGGACCATGTATACGGGGAATGTCAGGACCGACGCTCATCATAGACGTGAGAGAACGAGCACTTATGACCGAATTGACCGGCCTCGGTACGCCGTTTACGACGGCTTCCTTGGAGGTCGGCGATCTTCTCATCCAAACGGAAAACGGCGAACCACTGCTGGTCGCAGAACGTAAATCACATTCCGATTTTGCTGCGTCACTTCGAGATGGTCGGTACCGAGAGCAGCGTACACGTCTCATGGCTACTCGGGGCCAAGGTGTCGCCGTTCTCTATATGCTCGAGGGCATCTGGTCTCCGACCATCGATCGCATGTATCCCGGTGGCGTATCCGAAGTCCAGCTCCAGCGTCTTACTAGTCGTCTCATACTCCGATATGGTATGCCCGTTCTTCAAACGGCGTCCATCAAGGAAACGGCCCAGTGGTGCGGTCGCCTTCTCGACCAGCTCTCGGCCGAACCCGAGGTCTTCCATCCTCAAAAGGGTCTCGCCGCTGAGACGACGGCGGCCATGGCAACGTATACTGCGACGTTTAGCACTGTCCGCAAAGCCAACAAATCGGCCGGCGGCGTGGCAGTTTCCATGCTATCCTCCATTCCGGGCCTCGGACTAAAACGAGTTACCGGTCTCCTCGAACAGAAATCAATTGCCGATCTCTGTTTGATGACAGCGGATGATATTGCCGCTCTCGTGGTCGGTGGTCGAAAGCTCGGAGCAACTCTCGGAACTATAATTCGGGATTCACTGTATCAGAAAGGGCCGTGATATGTGTATCAGGCGAATACCATCCGTTTTTGCCCGGCGTGTGTATGTCGAGCACAGATCGGAATACGTACTCATAGTTCTTGGCGAGTGCGTACATGTCGTATAAGTCCACGGCTCGGCGGCGGACATACGCTCTATCGAATGCTCCGTCCAACGCCATCTGCACGCCCTTGCAAAAATCCGCCAGTGTGTGACACCGTAGACCCGTTTTGAACTGTTCTACTGTTTCTACATATCCGCCCGTGTCAACGGAAATCACGGGTGTTCCACAGAGTTGTGATTCCACTGCCGAACAGCCGAATGGCTCGCAGTACGTTGTTGCACAAATGGTTGCCACACAGGAGCCGAGAAAATCCGACCGTTCACGGCCATGAATGGGAGGCTTGTAAAGCACATTCGGGCTTTTCTGGAATGGAGCCGGATCACCTTGACCGCAGAGTACAAAATCAACCGCGGGAAAGTGTTTCGCAATTTCCGCAATCACGTAGCATCCCTTACAGGATATAATACGGCCTAGGAAACCGATCCTTGGCCTTTCTCTTTCGGTCTGGGGATTCGCCGAAAATGCGAATTCCGCCACATTGAAATAATACGGTATTACGAACCAATAATTGTTTGGCTCGACACCCTGCTTTCCGAGGCTGTGGGATAACCAGCTATACGATTCAAATACCCGATAGTTTTTACAGGAGCCGTCATAACCTATTCCAAACTCTACAACCGTATATGGAAAATCGGCGAGAGCCTCATCATAGGAGCGACCGAGCGGCACACATACGATATCTGTCTGCTGGGATCTATAATTCTTTTTCAGCACCTCTCTGAGTCGTCTGTTAAATTCTTTAAACAAGGGTGTATTCCATTGCGACAGAGTTCCAACAAATGTTTTCGGATCAAGAATGGTCGCCGTCGCCTGTTCTCGTGTGAGTTTCTTATTAAGACTCATCATCGATTCGATGCGGAGATTGTCCCATTCTTCTTTGGTAAATAGTGAAATATCTTGGTCGGCGCCCGATTCCGACGTTTCCACGCCATAATGGAAGACCTCGAATGCCGGATTAGATCGCATCATGGGACCAAAATTCAGGACCTTTCCTGTAAAAGCATCGTGACTGTATTCGCTTCGTGTAATCGTATATGGAATAGCGGGAAGATGTAGCCGGATCTTATTGGCCGATATGATTTCGTCGAGAACGGCCTTCATTTCAGGCGGCCAATTGTCCTGAACGGCATCCAATAATACTACCGTATCCGTATAGACCTCCTTGGCGGCCCATAGAGTTTCGTAATACAGCAGAGACCCCGTTTCTTTCCTATAACCGTCATAATGTGTTGTGACCAGTCGCTGATCTTTACGGGTGTTTCTGGTGAATCGGATCGTTTCTGCATTTTTGGGACCGTAATGTGCCAGTTCAAAGGTGCCCGTAAAATATAAGCCCAGCATACCGGGACCGGTAATATCATACGGCAGATGTCCGTAAAAACGTCGACTCACATTGACGACGATGGCGACGATAGCCTTTAACAGAAACGGATTTCCCGCCTTGGCTACGATGAATCCATTGTATACGGATATTCTCTGCTTGCCCTTTTTATCTTTATAGGTTCCGTCGAAAACAAAATATTCCTGAGTCAAGAGAGTCGATAATTTGAAGCCGCCGACTAGTCGTAGTTTGATATCCATGTAAATCCCGCCGAGTTTGTAGAGCACACAGAGACGCCACAGATCGGCCTTGTAGGCGCCGGGTCTCAGTGCTCTGAAGGCCGCTGCCACTTCGACAGGATAATTGGCGACCAAAAAATCCTCGCAATCCTTGTCGTCGAATAACTGTAACTGGATTTCCGGATTGTCCTCACGGATTCGATCCACGTTTTCCTGCATGAGTGGAGGAAGAGTCTTTGAGATCCACGTCATGAAGAGATTGGCGGGGACTACGTTTGGGACCGACATAAACGCTGACTCGGTAATAATATATGCGTCCTCCAACTTTTCTGGAAGAGCCATGGCCCTCTTCTGTAAATGGACATACGATGTCTCGTGAGAAGATCCGTTATCGTAGAATGTGGTTATTGTGCCATCCTGCATACGGTGGATCCTAGAAATATTCAACCGAGGTTTCGCAACGTTGAAAAAATTCGTCGTAAATGTTGCATGATCGGGGCGGAACATATCGTAAAAACACGGTGGCACTATATCACAGAATGATGCATTAAGATAACACATTTTGAGTCCGTGGGTCTTTATAAATGCCTCGAGCGGAGATCGAAATGCGATTTCGTCGATCACGTACGTGTTGGTCGCATCTGTGCACAGCTCATAGAATTGTGGAACCGTAGCGAATAGGGTCTTGAACGCCGTGGTAGGTCGGATCGCTGTAAAATGACCGTGCCAGCCTCCTATGATATCATATGGCCCCACCACAAATTTGTGAAGATCTCCGTAAATGACATCTATATCACCCCAGCCCACATAGTTGTCTGTATCGGGACTGCAAATATCCTCGAATAACAGGGGATATGTTACCTTGAAATCGACGAGTTTATAGGGTGTTGGCACCAGTGTTTCTGGAGAAGGGGCCTTGCCGAATGTCCTTTTTAGGAAATGGTGAATTCTGATGCGCAGATCCTCCAAGCTCATGGGGACTACACGGAGATTTGGTGGAGCCGTGTACGATTCCATGTTAATATCGGTGATTAGTATGACGGTTAGAATACCGTCATTGATTCTCAATGAGTCCAGATACAGTTGAAAGTAATTGGGAAATGAACCAAAATAGGGTATGAATAGGGTAATCATGGGCCTATTGGAATTATAGACGGTGGTTTAGGTCTGAGCTTAGTCCTGATCTGGTGTGATAACTCCCCGTTTCGTCAACAGGGTCCTTGTAGGATAGTAATACACGCCATCTATGGAAAACCGCCACGCAATTCCTCCAGTATGGTAATAACGACCGTATACCTGAACCTCGTCTACATTGGCGGCCTCTGCGGCCTCTCGCATCTTGGGAGGAAGCCCCTTGCGATTCTTCAGCGAGAGCTTTGCAGTAAGAGGAGCCCACGGACTATCTACAGAATCGACACGGCCCGCAGTCAAGAAGGTTGTGAATAGCACTGCAATTCCAGGGATATACGTTAGCAGGAATGTGGCAAGACTGTCAGTAATCCAAGATAGATTCACAGAGGCAATCATGGGAGAATACCATTTATATGAGGAGGTCCGGCCCCCGTCAAGTTTCAATACCGGTTAATCTAAAGCTTCCTCTCTATAATCAAGTATACATGGAACCCAAGATATATAATCCATGGAATCCAAATAACAAGGAAATTCCCGTTTCCGAAATTGCCCGCATTGCAAACTATCAGCCCAAACGCCTGGAGTTATTTCGCCAGGCGTGTGTGCACAAGTCCTTTGTAAAGTCATCGAAGAACCAGGACAGTACTCAGATTGTTGCGCCGAGGCCCGCCGACTGTATGCCCTTGAAGGATGCGGATAACGAACATCTTGAATACGTGGGCGATGGTATATTGGATGCAATTGTGGGTGACTATCTCGAGCGCCGTTACCCAGGAGAGGGCGAGGGATTCTGGACATCTCTGCGCTCGGAACTCGTGAATAATGAACATCTGGGCACTCTGGCCATAAAACTCGGTATGACTCCGTGGCTGATTATGAGCCGCCATATGGAGGATATCTGTAACGGGCGCACGAATCATCGTATGCTCGGCTCCATGTTAGAAGCGTGGATTGCTGCGACATTCAGAGACCGCTCTGTCGATGATCCGAAGACGGCATTTTGGCACGTGCAACAGTGGGTAATCGATATATTGGAGACGCATGTGGACTTTGGATCAATTATTGCCACGAATACGAATTACAAGGATCAGCTGTTGCGATATTTTCAATCGACGTATCATCAGCCTCCTCGCTATAAGGAGGTATCGACAGAGGGGCCGTTGCATAATCGTATCTTTACAATGGGTGTGCTCTATCCGGATGGATCCGTATGTTGTACCGCTACGGCCAAGAATAAGAAGGATGCGGAACAGGAGGCTTCCCGGCTTGCTTTGATTCAATTTGGACAGCTCGTGGCCTGAGGGTTGCGTCGGGCTTCACAGCAAAATACTCTTTACAAATAAGAGAGGATGTCGGACAGTAATAGCGATGAAGGCCCTATTGGGATGAAGCGACTTCCGCAACTGTCTGGAGTGAAAGTAAGTAAATCGGTATCCAAGTTTGCTGCGGCTCCTAAGTCTTTTGTTGCTGGAGGAGCACCTAAGCCCAAGCCATTTATGGGTGTTCCTAAATCTCTTGCTGAGGCAGTCAAGGTAGTTGAGGCTCCTCTAGATTCTGCTGAGGCAGTCGAGGTGGTCAAGGCAGTCGAGCCAGTCGAGGTGGGCAAGGCAGTCGAGGCAGTCGAAGCCAATGAAGAGGCTCCCGCATTGAGTATATCAGAGTTAGCCGGTTCCAAGGCAGGTCCTGCAGTAGATCATATGTTAACTCGGGACGAATTCCTCGGTGCCGGCCTCAAGGATCACATCAAAGATCTCATTCAAGCAAAACCCGTCGATGTGACTCCTCCCGCATACATGCCGGTCTCCTCTACCAAATTTCCCAACTTCATGGTTCAAACATATCTCCAATATAGTCTGTATCTCCAACGCATTCTCAAAGAAATGGCGACCGGCAAGAGCAAGGATGACGCCGAGGCCGCAGTAATCGCCGAAAAGGCTCTCGATGAAGATGCCTGCAAACGCAGAGATCCCAACAAGGTCGAAACCTTCTATTACCAAAAACTGGTCCGTGATTATTTACAGAAGAACTCGCCCTATCGTGGCCTTCTCGTATATCACGGTCTCGGTTCCGGCAAGACATGTACCTCGATTGCCGCCGCCGAGGCTCTGTACTGGGGCGGACAGAAGAAGATCTACATCTTGACTCCGGCCACTCTGTCGAGCAACTACAAAAGAGAGCTCGGCAAATGCGGATACTTTCCTTTGCGTACCAACAACCACTGGTCATTCCTAGCGGCACAGCCCGGCAGCATCGAATTCGCCTGGCTCGAAAACATTCTTGGCCTTCCTCAACCGTATATTATGAAATTCAGAGGTGGATGGGTTCCCGAGCCCGACAAACCCAGCAACTGGGACGAGCTGTCCGCTGCCGAAAGAGATACGATTCTGTTCCAACAGACGGCACACTTGGAACACCGTTTCACTTTCATGAATTACAATGGACGGCCGACGCCCGTAACTCTTTCTCAGATGGCCCAGGCTGCGGCCAATGCGGGTCGGACTCTATTCGACGATGCTGTTGTAGTCATCGACGAAATTCACAACTTGGTCCGCACGATTAATGGAACAGAAGTCGGCAGACAGCCGCTTCATAAGATAATCGATTCTCCTGACGTGGAACCCCGTGAGCCCACGTGGTCCATGGCACTGCGTAAGAAGACGCCGGGATACATCTATCCTCGAGGATACTCGTATTACAGACTTCTACAGAATGCCGTGGGAGCCAAGATTATTGCTCTCTCTGCGACTCCGATGATCAACTATCCGCAGGAGCTCTCGATTCTGTTGAACATTATCGGCGGAGAACAACGGGTTGTGGAAATTCCTCTCAAGGGAATGGCGGCCGATAAACTTCCGAGACCCGGCACATCCGCTTACAGCTCGCCCATAGAACAATGGGCTCTCCGAAATCCGACGATTGATTTTTTCACCATCGAGCAGAATCAGCGCAAGGATATGGTACTCACTGTCACGCCGGTTCCCTATGGATTTTCCAAGGTAGTCGATGCCACGGGGCCGCGGGGCTTTTTCCGTGATCCGAGTGCGCCCGTAGTGCCAGTAGAAGAATCTCGTGAACGCCGCATGAACGAATGGGCCGTCACACTGTTGCAGGATCTGGAGAAGCCCGCCAATGGATTTTTTGCGGGAGATAGAGGGGAGCTGAGTTCGGCTGCGGCTGCAGCCGCCGTAGAGACCCGTGTCTTAACAAGGGCATTTACGGTCCACACATTTCCCATGTTGCCCGAGAATCCGAAGGTTTTCGTGGAGAACTTCATCGATGTGAATACGCTGGCGATAAAACACAAGAATGTGTTGAAGGCTCGGGCCAGTGGTCTGATATCATATTATCGGGGCGGCGGCGACGAGCTGATGCCCCGAGTAACGAAGAATGAAAAGGTCCTGGTACCAATGTCGGATTTCTCCTTTCGTGGTTATACGGTGGCCCGTCAAAAGGAACTGGATATCGATTCGGGTATGCCTGAAAAGCCGGCGCAAGAAGAGGGCGAACAGAAACAGAAGAAACGCAAGGGTATGACAGTGGCCGAGATGGACTTGTATACGCAGGCCATCAAATCACCGGATTCGGGTTTTCTTGCTCTGTCCCGTGCGGCATGCAACTGGGTGTTTCCGACGGAGGTGCCGAGGCCGGTAGTGAGTGCGGAAAAACAGAAGCGTCTTCTGGGTATCGAACAGAAACGGATAATTGCGGCAAACATGGCGAGTCCTGAGCCGGATGATGGTCTGCCTGAAGGAGGTGGAGGTGGTGGAGGTGGTCCGGCTCCAGAAGAGGCCCCAGAAGAGGGAACAGAAGTGATGGGCACCGTTCTCGAAGCCCAGGATCCCGAAACCAAGGAAATCGTCGGCGGTCTCATGGCCAAGCTCGAAGAAAAGGGCGAACAATATCTCAACCGGGATGTTGCGACGTATTCGCCCAAGTATGCGGCGATGCTGGCCAATATGCGCACGAGCCCCGGTCCAGTGCTCGTATACAGTAACTTCAAAACGCTCGAGGGTCTCGGTATTTTCGCATCGGCTCTGCGTTTCTCGGCCGAACGTTACATGCAACTGGATCTCGTAAAGGCCGGTGGCTCGTGGGAAATTCCCGCTGAAATCATGAAGCCCGAACACAGAGGCCGGCCTCGGTTTGTTATATATTCGGGTGATCAGGATCTCGACAAGCGTCGCCTTCTTCTGCAATTGTACAATGCGGATGTAAGAGGACTACCGCCCCGTCTATCGGCCCAATGTCAGGAACTATTGGGAGACGCCACGGATAATCGGGATGGCCGAATCTGCCGAGCATTTATGATTACGCAATCCGGTGCCGAAGGTATTTCGCTTTTCAATACTCGGCAAGTCCACGTAATGGAACCCTATTGGAACAATGTGCGTATTCAGCAGGTTATTGGGCGTGCAATTCGTCTGTGCAGTCACATGAATCTGCCCTGGGCCGATAGAACCGTCGATATATTCACGTATTTGACCGTCTTTACAGACACGCAGAAACTGGAGGCGAAACCGATTATGGCTGCGGACAAGAGTATGACCACCGATGAAATGATTTTCAGTATCGCATCCAAAAAGCAGTTGCTGGCCGACGGTTTATTCGAGATTGCACAAACGGCCGCGGTAGACTGCGAGTTGCATTATCACGAGCACGGCAAGGCGGTGCAGTGTTTCAAATTCGCCGAGCAGGGCCGGCCTCTATTCATGTATCATCCCGATTGGAGAAAGGATGTGCAGAGTTCAGCGGATATACGGGAGGCGGGAGGCCCGTAGGCACGGTAACCACAAATAAATAGTTTAGCATTTGTTAATGCTCGACTGTTTATCTTTGGCAGACAATTGGTCTATACTACTCTCACAGGAACCCATGCAAACGTATCGACATCCGGGTCCTGTGTAAAAGTACCCCGATATGCCGGCCCTCTTTTATCCTTATTCCACGAAAGATTCAGGTACATTTGTCCTTTGTGTGACACAACCGAACCCAGGAAGTATGTGCCATTGTTAATGTACGTGCCCGCATTCGTAGGAATTATTGAGATAGGATCACTTTCTCCCACAAGGAGTTCCTTGCCATACGAAATAGTATTGGGAATGAGACTCTTTTTAACTGTCTCTTGGTCCCATGGAGGAGCCCCACGTGCCGTATTCAGGACCAGATTGGGGTTTTGTAACGACAAACCAGGAATACGCCATGTGTGAGCAGACCATGGTCCGCCACCAGGAGGACAGTTCGGTCCCGCATCTGCAATCTTACCATACTTATTATATCCGTGCTCTCCCGTGTAACACTCGTTGCCGTCCTGTACGGAAAAATACCTATGATTCCGCTGTTTAGCCAAGGCAGCGCAGGTATCCTTATTATGACCCCGCACACTCTGACTATTCAACGCACGATCCCAATTGTCTCTCCAGCATCCTAGATCTTCGGGCGCACAGTGATCCGGATATCTTGCTTGAATTCCATACACCCTCTTAATGTATTCAAGCTGGGAACTGCTAGGCGTATCCGCCAAATTCTTCCACGAAGTAATCCGGCTTAACACGTCATTCCATGTGTTCAGTTTATTCCACTCGGTTAAACCGGCATTATCGGGCATTGCGGTACCTGTTCTGGCCCAACCAGCGGCTAACGCAACCCGAGTAATGCATCTGGAAGAAAACGGCTTGGCCGTTGTCGAATCAAAGGCGCAAGCATCAAACGGAGATCCGTAACATAGATTACTGGCGGCGGCCGCAGTGCGAGCATTCGAATCCGTCGTCCACGACTTTATTTGCGTTACGGCTGCAGTGGCATTGGATACAGTAAGTCTACCGTCGTTTACTATACCTCTTTGGATGCTGAATCCCCGCTCTTGTAACACGGCATCCATATCATTAAATTTGTCGGAACTACCGGCATATCCCGATTCGAGCGCCTGGTACAATGTGCCGTTCGTGTTACATTTCTGTTTGACTATATCTTGTATACAGCGATGAGAAATAGCTCCATTAATCTGTGCACATCTGTCTACCGGGTTTGCTGATCCAGGCACTCCAGGCGATCCCGACGATATGGTTCCATTTAGTCCCTTGCAAACAGCGGACCACGATCCGCCCTTGGGATGAAGACATTCGCCATTGCCGTACCAGTTGCCGCCCAAAGTAGTACAATCTGCTTGGGTGTACAGTCGTATTGCTCCATCCTCACTGGGATAACCCAGACCCTTGCACTTCCAATTGGGATCGCATTCATCTTTTGACATAATTATACCTCCTCCCGGACAGTCGCCTTTCGGATTCTTGGGAAAGGCCGGATTACCCTGACCATCTGTTACCACTGCTCTGTTCGTAGTTGGGCACCAGCCAATATTCTCGTTTCCTTCTATACCGGCACAACTCGTAATCCGTGATGCCTGTTTTATACCCTCTAATTCCGCCGCCTTGGCCGGATCCCAGATCCATTGGCCAGAACCATAGTCTCTATCTAGTGTGGGGCTCATGGGCCCTCGACGAGTTCCTAAAGCACCAACAGACTGAAGATTCATATTTGGAATATGCCACCATCCACAGCCGGTACGGGATGCCGGGTTGCGCATAGATGGTGTGGGTGTCGGCAATTGACGGCATCTACGATCTGCGTCAACAACGTTGGAATTTTTGCTGAACATCGACGCAAACTGTGTCGGATCGAAGGATGTAGTTTCGGGAACATTCGGATAAATATTCCCGAGAGCTGCGTCCATTTCAGGATTCGTTGGAAGATTGTGGTGTGTCGGGACAGCCCGATTTATTTCGGACGTATAATATTTTTTCTGTGCTGCTTCAAATCGGCTACGATCCATCTACTTATGTACACGTTATTATACCGTTAAGAACTCCTTAAAGGAGTTATTAACAATAGAACTTCTCATCTCCACTATTCACAAATAGGCGTGGCAACCCACTCCTTTCTAGTTCCGCCCATAGGATCGCCCCAATTATTACCAAGTGTAATTCTACAGGATTGTTTTCCAACACATTCGGCGGGTTTAACAACCTTTGTGGTTTCTACTCTGGTAGTTGTTCCCGAATTGGGTCCAGGGCAAGATCCAGGATTCCATTTACCGTATCTGTAATTTACTCCCGTCATTACACCCTTGTTACAGCTCAAGGTGGCCATTTCGCTTTCGCAGCCTGTAACCTGTACGCCCGCACCAGACGTTATCCGTTCACAGCGAATACTCTGCGCATATCCCCATGGTTTACCGGCCGTCAATGCAGCATAGTTATTCTGACCACACGATCCGGAAGTAATACTTTGCGCACACGTTTTAGTGAATACAAGCGTAACCGGGCCAGTGAAATTCGGGCCATTGTTGATGGTCAGCCTCATATTACATCCTTCCGGGAATACCATTGACACGTTGCCGTCTCCACCGTGAATTGTATATCTATTATTGCCGGGGATGCGGTGTATTTCATCAATCGATCTCCACTCGCCGACAGGAATACTGAAATTGTATTCAACAAAGTTCGGTTTACCGAAAATGGTGACCCGTTCTCCGCACGCCGGCTGTGCCTGTCCAGGGCGACTCTGACTCCATTCTACGCAGTTGGGAGCAGAGCATGTCGGAGGTGGTATAACTCTGGGTACAACAATGGGCGCACACTGTGATGCATCTGTCGTATCTTTTACGGTTGAATTGTAACATGCCTTCATCGATTTGGACCAGGTATTGAAATCCGATGTATTATTCGCCGCATCGTAAATAGATTTATAGTATGCCTTTACTTCGGCAACACCTCCCTTGTCATTTGCGATAGCCATGTTATCCTCGTTTGTGGGAGCCTTTGTTCCCGCTGAACCACAGTATTTGTGCACACTGGACTCTCGAGGCGTAGTCGTATCTCCGCTTGTTTTCCACAACAGATTCAGACAGGCGGGTGTGTGGGGGCCGGTAGCCGAATTAGGTCCATCGCAAGGATTAGCCGGGATCCGCCCCGTCATCTTCATGGATGCATCCAAGAATACATTCCAGTCAACTATCGTGCCATCGGGAGTTTGGCCGTAAACGGCAATATTTCCAAGGCTGTTGAGGTAATCCGTGGTCGCATTCAGGTCCGGTTTACCGGCGACCTTTTTCACTAATGACGCCGCTTCCGTGCTATTTTTGGGATACAGTGTTCCAGTTTCCGTACCTCCTGCGTTTTTAAACAGTTCCTGTAAACAAAATACATTCGGATCGAATTGTCCCGTTGCCGTGTAACACGAATTTGCTCCCATTAGCCCCGATCCGATTTCCGTATATATAAGCGGGCCACTCGGACACGATGCCAAATCATCCGACATGGCAGGTTCCTTCAAGGTTGCGGGACACCTTGTTTCGATGATCACATTGTTATAAAAATTGGATTTCTTTAACACTTCGCCGCTCGCAATAACGTAATAGCGCCCGTCATCCATTCTCACCCATAGATAGTTTGCTTGGTTGGTACCAAAACTATTTGCGGGAATATCGGAATTCGTCCCCGCCCTAGCTCTAATTGCAGATAACACGTTTGCTGCCGTGTCGGATGTTTCGCCGTATTTTGCAGAAACAATTGCACCGGGAACATTGCTGTTCCGTCCGTACCACATGACATTATTCGGAATCTTTGATCTGAAAGGAGCAACGAGCGACTGGTCGGATGCCCTTGCAAGCTCGCTCGATACTCTGGTCGATAATTTGTCACCGACTATACCCAGACCCTTTGTCGGGTTTATAGATTGCTCGCCGACACTGATGCCAACGGTACGAGTGCCGATATTTTCGGAATTGGATAGCCACGCACACCATACTCTCGGTATACCCATCACATTAATCCGAATAGTATCGCCCTCTCTCAAACCGGTCAACGTGACTATTTTGGGATCCAAGACAGTTTTGGTAGAGGGAGGCAGTGTGTACACGGAAGAGCCCACCGTGACAGTTGTTGCGATGCCATTCGACGAGTGTAATCCAGGATGACTCATGTGTAAATACGCCGTAAATGTCTGCGGTTTGGCGCCGACAAACAGAAGAGTTCCATTCGATCCATAGCACTGGGCACACCGATTACCACTGGCCGGTGCACTCGTGCGTTCACACTCCAGCTGGTTTTCACGTGCGGCGCACCGCTCCTTGGCCAGTGTGAAATTACGAGGTTCGCATGTTCCTATCGTAGGCACGTATTGAGCAACGGAGTTCGATGCCGTGGCCGCCTCATTTGTCCTGATTTGGTCGTCACTCGATACATACATGCCTCCTCTCCATTGCTGCCCCTTGCTATTTACACCGCCCTTGTGACAGAATCCGCATTCCGCCATTCGGGGATCCGTGAATCCGTCGCAGTTTACAGGAAGAGATTCGCAAAAGTTAATTTTGGCCTGTACCATGCCGGTTTGTTCGACCCAGGCACCGGACTTGTTAGAACCGTCATCCTGGCCACCGAGGCCAACGGAAGAGGCAATATTTTGCAACAGACTCGCCGATCCACTGCCGGGGACCGGGATTACCTGTCGCACAGTCGAATCTATATCGCGGGCGGAAACGGTGGACTCCGGGTTCTGTACACGGGCAAGATCATTGTAGCGTCTTTCTCCTTCGAATTGAAGATTCTGGCGCTGGGCGATCAAAGCATTCTTGTCGGTCGTTAAGAACCCCTCTATCTGATATGTAGGCTGTGAAACGGCCATCATAGCCAATAACAGAAAAATAATCAGTGCAGCAATTCCAATAACGACGATCGTTTCCTTATCCATGACCCTAATGACTGGTGTTAAAAATATACCGGCCAATGTTAAGAACCCCTAAAGGGGTCTTAACTTTGGCATGTCGGCAACAGTCTTTACACATTATCCGGTCTCAGATTCGTTGTCGCATCGAGCTCTCGGACTGTAATGCGCAGCGTTAACTGAACCTGGCGACTCAGATTTATTACGGATCCGCCTGTAATTATAATTGGAAGTGGTACACTCGCTCTCTCTGCGCTGAAACGTTCTCTCTCACAGTCTCCAGACATGGGGTTTTTGAATCGATTGCGGATTACCAGATAATTCACGTAACCGCAGTCATTCGGGCCATCTACGATACTCAAGTCGGTCGTCTCATGGCAGCTGCCTACAACAACGTGACCCGTTTCCTGTTGTAACCAGGCAATTATATCGGCATTTCCATCGGTACTCGTAAGGCCGGCGAACTGTGTTCTATCCATGGTGGAAAATGACCACATCGGGACCCACTGTGTTAGTTTGACAAACAGATATTCGGCACTTATATCGAAATAACAACTGTTAATGTCGGGAGTTGAGCCAAGAACTATTTCCGAGACTCCAACGGCATCGGGGATTTTGGTCAGAATCTGATTTTCCGGATTCTGGATACAGAAGCTCATTTTCTGCAGAGATGCGAGTGGAGTCGGGGCATAAATCCGCTGGGCCTTCATGAATTTGGGGAAAAAGAGGGTATAACCACGATTGACCGATTTGCTGCTCGTCGTTGAATCCGATTTCCATGTTGCGTCGTACTGACACACGGCCAGCGACTTGTCTACAGCGTCATTCGTACCAAAGTTGTTTCCGGTCATTTCATCCATAATCACGTTCACGTATGGCATGGACAGTGCACTGACAAATGATAATTCGGGATTAGAGCTGCCCGATGGACAATCCCGCTGGATTACAACGTCGAGGCCCTCCACAGGAAGAATCGCTTTGATAAACTCGATCTTAGTAATATTGCGGAACCGATTCGTAATGGTAGCCTGATATCCCGTGCCTTGGGGTCTCGCCGCCGAATCGAGCTGGACACTGAAATTATAACGATTTTCGACGGAATTAGTCACCCAGTCCCGATCTTTGGAGTTCAGAATAAGATTGAACTCCGTTTCACGGTATTTTACAACATCCTGTTGGCGAATGATGAAATCCTTCGGTTGACTCGGTGCAACTTGCGGAGGCAGACGGATCGGTTCGAACTCCTGGGCACCGGCAGGAGATGCTCTTCTCGCTTTCAGACGTTCGAATTTGTCGATGGGATTCTCTTCGTCTTCACTGGGCATGTGTACTCCGAGTGTATAGTCCGTCATGGTATCGAAAGATGCCATGGTGAGTGGACTCATCCTTCCTGAAGGACTCATTCGTTCTGGGCCGGCAGGATTCGATACGACACTGCTGCGACTCGAGATAAAGGATGTGTTGCGCTTCAGCCACTTGGCCATGGATTCATACGTTTCACGGAGTATATCTCGCTCTGAACCTCCGCTTTCCGTCACTTCCTTTACATAGTGTTTCAGAGTCCGGCGCAAGCGAGAATCAGCTTCATCCGAAAGCCCGTCGGGCAATCTTTTCTTGAAAGTGGTCTGTAATGATTGAAACATCTGTTGAATATCCATTACTTAGGGAGGTGAAAATAGTCCTTATACCGGCTAGTGCCTCGGTTAAGAACCCCTTTAGGGGTGAATAACTGAGGCACTGGACGGTAGCTAGAAGTACTAAAGTTAAGAATCCCGAGCGAAGTGAGGGTTCTTACTTTAGTACTACACGGTACTGGCCCAGAGATCCAGCGGCCCGTATGGCCAATTCACTCGGTGACTCCGTCGCATACAGAAGATCCCGGAATGAATTCATCGTGTCATCGTCGACCCGGTTTTTACATATGTCGGCGAAGCTGCGACCATGTAGAAGCGAGATAATCACGTACATGCAATATGTTCCGCATTCCGATTTTTTGCGCTGATGGCGCATATCATTCCATATGATTTCGTTGCATCCCTGATCCCGGCAACGACGCAGAAACCGTTTTATCTCAGGACACGCCTCGTATCCGTAGCTGTCGTAGTAATACGCTTTTTTGGCGGCGATATCCACGTATGCGCATACCCAATGACTCCCGGGTTTGTCGTGCGGATCCAGATTGAATACTACGCCGATGGATGTTTTTCCCTGGGCCGCAAGATCATTGATATTCAGATTACACATCTCATCCACGACACAGCGGCCCCAGTCGCCTCCGATCTTCTTATCGAAATCTATCGGCACGGGTCCGATGAATTCGAATTGAGGAAATGCCGGCTCGTATTGTTCCATCACCTTGCCGATACTAATCGTGTCCAGCCAATCGGTGGGATCCTTTATCCATTCCTGGGGCTTGGGAGGACGAAAATAGCCACGAGTCGCCGACTTATCCTCGCTGCCTCCGAGTTTTTGAACAGCGCAATACTCGGTGGCACACTTGTATTGGTTATTCATACGGGTGCGCAGAGCGGCCCAGAGCGTATCCTTTTTTTTGATGGATGCAGGAATGCGATGTTGCGGAAACTGTTTGTTCCACGTATCTCTGAGGCGCAGCAGCATATCCATTGGAAGACAGGTGGTCTTGGTGGCCTTGAGTGTCGCCGGGTTACATTGGAGTAAATTATAGTCTTGCGGCATACCCTTACTATTATCTGGTAAAAAATCCGAGTATGGTAGTAAGATGACGACTACAGAACATCCTGAATTAGATATTAGTTCGTTGTGGTCGTGGACTCTGCCGTTATGGGGCCTGGGTATTCTGATCGTGTTTGTGGGGGGCGCAATAACACAGGACGTAGTAGTACCACGGTATACTGGTACCCAGCCCGTACGGCCCCGGCTTTAATATTTTCACAGTTCTGATCAGAACATGGACAGCGGTGACAAGTTAGGTCTATTCGTAAACGGTTTTGCTATGATGGCTCTATTAGCTGTAAGTGTTACGTCGTTTGCGCTACTCATTCCTCTTGATTCCGTACCGGCCGTTACGGGAGTATCTATCATCACAGGCGTTGCATACGCTTTATCCTTTTTGGGCTGGGTAGTGGTTATGTGGTACTATTCGAAACCTGAGAATACATCTAAGTTGGTATGGATAAACACGCATCTGATGTTCTTGATCGTTATTCCGACCACCATTGCCGCTACGGCCATGAACGTAACATCGATTCAGAACACCCGGAACCTGTTAGCGGGGAAGGTCAGTACCTAAGCGGTACCCGTCTGAGGACAGATAATGACAGCATTTCCCGTATTATGGGTCGGGCCCGCCGGTTCCGGAAAACTCACGGCTGCACGGGCGGCACTAGGAGCAGTTGGCACACCGACGCTGCGCACCCTAGAAATCGGAGAGTATTCGGCCCGATATTGGGAGGCTCCAACACATATGGAGATTGATATTCTTGATCTGTCGATGATGGACAAACAGATTTTGCCCGAGATGTTAACACAGCTGTTGAGTACATGCGACGTTATGAGCGTGAGCGGAAAAAATATCCGAAAGACGATGATAATCCGGCGGATCCACGCGCTCTCACCGGCGGCGGCAACCCGCCTCCGTGCCTGTATGGAAGAATTGGTATGGGCTCCCGGTGCTCCGGCGATGATATGGTGTACGGCTCGTGTGGTGAATGCGGTAGTTGGAACACTGGTCGATGGTTTCGTGTATCGCCGAGTACCGGCGACCGTGGGTCTCAAGGATAATCGGGACATGCTGATCAAGAAGGTGGGCGTTTCTACTCCTGTTCCGACCATCTCGACATATGTGGCGGACATGTTGCGACAACTCGTCTTGGCGGGGCCACCCACGCTCGAGGCCGTCAAGTGGATTCGGGCCCGTGTCTACGAATTACTGGGTCTCATGATTACCGGTGCGGATTTGACGTCGAATTTGGTGTGGTCGACGGTTCGACTTGCGACAACGGGAGCAATCACGGATGCACAGGCGACTCGAGTAATCGATGTGTTGTCCAGAGTACGATGGGTTCCATCGTATAGAACACCGCTGATGATCGAGACGATTATTGCCAGTGTATATGTGGGGCTTTACGAACCGAAACCCTAAGAATCTGTGACCACATAGTAGGGGTCCCCAATGGACGAATACATACGTCTATTGTGGTCGGGTCTACAACGTGTTCCTCAACTGCGTGTTAGAGAAATAGAGGCAGATAAGAGCCGCCTGGTCTCCAAGGCCTCGGAGAATTTGTTCGACGGCGGTCGCACAACGGGATGGATGCAGAGTCTTGCTGATCCTACATATATCGGTATGAAAAATGAGACGGGTCACTGCGTCCACGTCGTATCGGACCGCTCGGTAGCTGTTCTCGAACCTGAGCTCCGTCGGGGTCTTCATCTGATGACCTGGCTTTCGAAGAAACCGGTGACGTGGTATTGGTGGGATCAACCGTGGACACGTAATCTGCCGGCCAATACAGATCCTGGACCCGAACATTTGAATGGTGGATGGGCGATTCCTGGTGTACCCGAGGTCCACGTATATAGAAGAGAGGAAGCGCTGAAGGTGATGATCCACGAAACAATACATGCGAGACTCATGGATGTAAAACGGACACTCGTGGCGCCCGTGCTCGTCCGTTTCGAGGCCGCTCTCGGCCGGCGTCTGTGGCCCCATCTCGGCGAATGTTACACGGAACTATTTGCGGAGTTGCTTTGGGCGGTATCGTCGGCCAAGAGTTTGGCTGATGTGACCCGCCGGTGGTCCCATCAGCTCCGTTGCTCGGAGAAACAGGCGGGACAGGTGTGGGCCCGCATTCACGATAGCCGAGAGAATGAGGAGACGAATGTGTTTGCCTATTATGTGTTGAAATGGGTGCTGATGCGGAGACCAGAGGTGTTTCTGTCGCCGAATCATTGTGTGACCCGGTGGTTTGCGTGGTTTGAAGAGGCGAGGCCGAGACTGGAAGAGCTCGGGCGAATACATTCTGTATCAGAATCGCAGAATGTGAGCCTGGCCATGACATGTCCGAACTAGTGTCGAAACATTAAATTATATATGCATAAATTAGAATACTATGAGTAATAAATCCTCTAGCAATTACATTGCGAGAATTCAGGCGCAAAATATTGTTGCAGCCGTGGTCTCTGGTGGCCGTGGTGGCAACAGCGGAAGCTTTGTCCCCTCTCTGTCAACAACTCTCGGATCTATACAGAGCGTGTTTGAACTTCCGGCTGGTCCTCCCACAGCTCCAAATAATCTGGTTGCATCTAGTTTTGATGATATTAGTATAGAGCTTTCATGGAATAATACGAGTAGCATAACAGGATCAGTAATAGAATACGAATCAGTATCTTCTGGTATAATTGTGCCTGTTACAGTGTCTGGTTCTAGTACATCGTATATTTTAACAGATCTACTCGAAAATACATCGTATAGTATCAGAGTGACTTCTGTTAATAATTCGGGCTCCTCTGCACCTTCTGCATCTATTAATGTAACCACACTATTAGCTAGGCCAAAAGTACTAAATCTGGGTAATATTACGGAAAGCTCTGTAGAATTATCATGGAACAGCACATTTACAGATGTATTAAGTTCTATAGTAGAATATAAAAAGGATGTAGAATCTTCTTGGACTACAATTAACGGCGTTGCCGAATCTCCACGGGTCGTCGATGGACTTGTTTCGGAAACTCTATACAACTTCCGTGTTTATTACTTAACAAATAGCGGAGCAGTTACGGCGCCTTCTACTATTGTTTCTGGTTCTACTCTTGCACCTGAATAACCATAACTACAGGATAGATAAAAAGTTGACGTAGTATGTCTGTATCTATGCAGTTCAAATGAGTTCTGTCTACGTTGTCATTGAAAATGGAGAACCGTACAAGGTTGCCTACACCTCATTCGATTCTGCATTGGCCGCTGTGAAAGAAAAACACAAGGAGACTCTTCTCGAACAATTGATAGAGGCGGATGGAGGTTCGATGTGTTCAGAAGTTAACGTTTCTGAAAACAAACTAACGGGCAAGACATATGCATATATTGAAAAGGAGATTCATATCTATATTCATAAACTGCCGGTCCTGTCCTTCGATTAAAACCAGCTCCGCTCAAACAGAGAATTGCTCGAACTCGATTTCGAAACGAGGCCCACGATCCGGTTACCTCTGATACGAACAGTGGATCCCACGCTGATTTTTGCTACATCGGCCGCCGTTATGTATTTGAAATCCACACCATAGGCACGGTCATCTACCTCGAATCGGGGAGCGCCGCCCTGATTACGAGTGCCGGTTACCATGCCCATTCTGGAATCCGAACTACTGCGACTGGATCTGGGCTTACGGCCCGTAAACGCCTTATGCTTCTTCTCCGTTCTTCTCGGGTTGTGCTTCGGCATTCTGTATTGTACAGAGAAATTTTGGCCTGTAAAAGGTTGACACTCGGCCTAAGGGGTCAAGGCCGAGTCATTAACAAACAACAGACAATGGGTATTCGTGGACTCGCCGGTTATTTGAAATGGAAAGTAGCATCTGCCCGCACAGGCATCCATTGGTATACACACAAGGGACAGAAGTGGGCCATCGATACGTCGTGTATCATGTATAGGGCCAGGGCCGCAGAACTGTCTCCTCTGACCGTGATTGCCTCACTTGTTGTGCGTCTTAAACTGGCTGGTATAACTCCGGTGTTCGTCTTTGATGGACGGCCTCCCACGGCCAAGACGGATGTCATTGATCAGCGTCGGGAGCACAGAGAGACCACGCTGAAAGAGATTTCCGCTCTCGAGCATATTCTGGATACTAGCGCAAACATGTCACATATGGACAAGGCGCTCACGGAACGCCGGGTCTCGGATCTCCGAGCCAAGATTCCGCAGGTCACGTCCGGCGATAAGGATCAGATTAAACAGTTGCTGTATGGCGCCGGAGTTCTATTTGTATCTGCCTCGGGTGAGGCCGACGACTTTCTCGGATATTTGGCGAGATCAGGTGAGGTCCAAGCGGTGATATCTACAGATATGGACATGTTGGCTCGCGGTGTCCGACTCCTCATTACTCCGGAAACGGCTGATCTCACCGTATTGACAGCAATTCATACGGATCTGGTTCTGAAATGTCTCGGGCTAACATACGAGCAATTTGTGGACGCCTGTGTCCTAATGGGCACGGATTACACGGGTCGTGAGTTTAAGACAATGAAGCCGGTTGATGCTGTGGCGGCAGCAAAAACGGGAATTGTGTGGCCCAGTACAGCGGAGGGCGAATTATGCAGAGTTGCGGTGAGTTCTCTTCATGGTACGGGTAAGACCGTGAGCGATCTGTTGAACGAAACGCAGATGGCCAAGTGGATCCAGGGCCCGCCTGCTAGGGAGGCCGCTACGATTGAGAAAATGGCGGAGGAATATGGGTGGCCTGATAAATGGAGGGTCCAACTCTAAAGGCCAGCACGGGCCTACTTTAATTTTAAATAGATAAGATAAGGATGGAAAGAAGCACAACACACCCAATCATAATGTTAAATCCTGGCGATAGTGCAGTCAAAACTCCAGATGGCAAATTTGCCTTTGTAGGGCGAGTTTATGGGACAAAAAGCATTAATGAAGACCCTGAGAAAGTTCATGAATTATTAAGTCTATTTCCAAGATTAAATGAGTCAGAGCTTTTAAAAGCTAATGATGGTGTTTATTGCTGGCTCCTTTACTCAATTGAGGGTTCCGACACGGTAAAGTTTGTATGTACTGAAGTTGTATCCCCATTTGAAATCGGTACACGGCACCAGTCTATAGCTTACAATAATCGCCTGGGTGTAAATAAGATTTATGGCGGAGGGGAACTTATAAAGATGGGGTCGTCTATAAGGTTTAACTTGTTATCGGGAACCTATTCAAGACCCATGTTAAGATATAACTTTAACAAGAGCAAAACAAAGACACTTATAGACGGGTTCACGGCCTTTTTCCCAGAGGCAGTATATGATAATAGTATGGATTCCTATATACATAATGTAAAAACTGTTTCTAATGAGCTTTTAGAAGTCTATAAAAAATACGGGTATATTGTGCGATTATTTGAGGAGCATAACGAATATGTTAAATTTAGCAATGCTTTTTGGCATCTTGATTTCAGCATACAGTACAATAAAGAAAAGATGGATGCTGCAAATGCAGCGACGAAACCACTTATGCGTACATTATATATGCAAGCATTAGAAGCTATGAATAAATTGATTGAACCAGAGCCTGCTGTTGGCGGATTTAATAAGAGAAAGACAAAGAAGGCTCGTAGAACCAAAAGGCGGCTTTAGGCAAAATCTGGATTCCAAGTGTTGGCTCCTTCTAGACAATCTTTGTGAAACCCATTTCTTGTTAATTCTCCCCATACTCTAAAGGCCTACACGGACCTACTCATGGAATCTACAACACATCTTTTTTGACATTGAATGAAAGGTCAAAAAAGAGGGGTTCGGTCCTTGCAGGTTACGATCCTGCTACCTTGCGGTAATCTTGAATCTCGTTGACACATAATCATGTGACGACGATTTAACCCTGACGGGGGTAACAAGTACTTAACAGCCACACGCTCTACCAATTGAGCTAAAGGACCCTAGTTAAAAGAAAGAAATTTTAGAGTTTAGGCCAGGGGCACAGCGGGCTTCACGTAGTGGCGGCGCAGGAACTTCTGGAGGTTGAGGATGGTCAGCGTGTCGGACTCCGTCAGCGTCAGCAGCTTGCGCAGGGGCGCATCCGCCTTGATGGTCTGCTTGTCCATCAGGTTGTGCGCACGGGCGTAGGCCATCACCGCCTTGGTCACGGCGGAGCGGCTCACCTCGGTATCCTTGGGCAGAGCCAGGAAAGAGCACAGCTCGGCGGACACCTTCACGGGCTTGGTGAAGATGCAGGGCTTGGGCTCACCGCCCTCCGACGCCTCCGCCTTGCGGCGGCCACGGCGGTCCGCCTTCTTCGCCAGGCGAGCCGCCTGCTTCTCCAGCGTCTTCAGCGCCGCCAGAGAGGTCTGGAGAGCCGCCTTCATGCCGCTCAGCTGCTCGTGGAGCTCCTCGAAGCCCTTCAGCAGCACGGCGCTGTCGGCGGGCGCCTCGGTCTCGGCCGCCGCCACAGGCACCACCGCCACAGGGGCCGCAGGCGCAGGGGCCGGGGCAGCCTTCTCGGCCTTCTTCGCCGTCTTCTTCTCGGCAGGGGCAGGAGCCGCCACCACTACGGGCTCAGGGGTCTTGGTCGCAGACTTGGGGGCCTTGGACTTGGTCGCACTCATTATGTTCTTGTCGGAGGAACTATTGGAAGACATGGAACGCGAATGATTACCGGGTGTTCTGCTGGCGAACGAGTCAAGTTTGTAAAGCCGGGGGCAAAAGTTGCCCGTATTGACGGGGGACAGCGACACTTTTAGCATGCCAAAATCTCCGAGTAAGTCAGGAATGGCCGTACAATGCATTAGTGTTCGGTCCAAAAAAATACCGGGAGAGAGATGCACGAATAAGGCCGCACCGGGGATTTCGTGGTGCGGCAAACACCGGGAAACTATGGTGGCCTTTGCAGTGGCCTTTGCAGAGGTAGAGATCATTTCTGAGCCAGTCGAGAAAGAGAAAGAAAATCCAAGGGCTAGCCTAAAGTTAGATCAGGATAGCGCTGCCCGTGTTATTCTACGTTCCTGGCAGCGGTGGATTGCCAAGCGGGCCGGTCCCCTTCTGCGATTCCGGGAAGAGTCCAACAATCCCTTTGACTTCTTCAATTCGGATCCCGTCGAAGAAATCCCCTTTAGAGATTTCGTATCATTCGTGGATGCCGGAAAGGGCTATTGCATGGATGTTAAATCCGTCATGTCTCTGCTGAAACATGCGGCGACTAACAAGGAAGAGGCGCTAAATCCATTCAATCGGGCTCCTCTGCCACCTCTCTTCTTGCGAAGGATTCGGAGACATGTCGGTGTAAAGGTCTGGTCCGGGCTAGAGGGTCTGTCGGAGTCACAAAAACAGGCACTGGAGGTAACGGACATGTTTCGCAAGCTCGAGGAACTCGGCAATTACACGAATCCCGAGTGGTTTCTCAAGCTGAGTCATATTCAGCTCCAACAGCTGTATCTCGAGTTGGCCGATATATGGTATCATAGAGCAACGCTGACGGCGACGGATAGAGCAAGAATTGTTCCAGCGCCTCAAAAAGTCTTTTCCGTGCCGGTTCGCACGGCTCTGATCATGCGACCCCGGGCTCTGCGGCCCCTGCTGATTAGCACGTGTAACACTCTTGTATCGGCGGCGGCCGTCAAGGGAGACCGTCAGCTCGGCGGAATGTATATTCTCGGCGCCCTGGCCATGATTTCATTGGAATGCGCATCTGCATTTCCATGGCTGGCCGAGATGTTCATGCCGGGTGTCACGTGTCTCGTAGTCGGCCTTGATGGTCACACACAGTTGGTTGTTACGCATGCGTCGGTACTGGCATACTGAGACGAGTGTCCCAGTATTGTACATATTTGTCCATTACTTCATACCATTTAAAACAGTTTCTAAACTCTGGAAAAACTCCTCCCAGGCCCGTATCATATGTATGATCATTTTCCCACGTTCTAGTTTTTAATTCGTTTGTCAAAGCAGATAAGCCTTTAAGAACATTATCACATTTGATAGAATAACGTTTAAGATTGTATTGGATACGTTCTTTTATATCTAACTTCTTGCTGTTCAGAACGTATAATTTGCGTATACGTTCATGTAAGATACTATATTTTACCCCCATATCTTCTGCTGAAAGCAGAAGTTCCTGTTTGTAGTTACGCCACGACTTGCGTGCGTCTATTTTTGCTTCTGCAGCACGTGCTTTTGCTTCTGCAGCACATGCTTCTGCCTTACGTTTACCCAGCCATAATTCCTCGATTTGTTTCATCCGTCGTTCAAAACCTGTAATAGGATGTTCGTAAGGATTCCATTGTTGTGCATTGGATATAGGAATTTCAGAGACTATGATTCCAACCCCTAACCGACCATGTAACACACTCAAATGTCCACCATAAAGATCAAAGAAATTACCAGATCCAGATTCAGGTATACTGCCGGATTTAATTTTACTGTGAATTTCCAGTATCATTTCCTGAATCTCTGGAATATGGCTTCTAGGCATCATATCAAGCAACTGTTGAATGCGACTGACTGACATCATAGATGGCATTATGGCCTATCATATGTGTCGGCGTGTGTCATGTTTGCCCCCCCGCAAAACTTGACATGGGCCCGACGTAGTCGTAGGCCTCAGTTCATGACTATTTTGGGCCCATGGAAACTCGGTCGTATTATTTCGGATGTCAATGACAAGAAGATTGTCGAGGCATCCACATCTTGTTTGCAAAGTATGTTTGTGCCGGCCTCCTGGGTTCTCAAAATTCGGGATAACACCAATCTCGAAGAACTCACCGATATCTTGAATCTGATCCGTGATCCTCCTAGGAACATGGTTGAGGTACCGAAGGGCACCTATCACCAATTCGGTCTGACACCGAATACCGTGTGGTTTGCGATGCGGCATTACGACGGTCATCTAACCAGTCGTCATGCGGATTTGTGGGATACCGTTGCGATAGCCTGTATACAGTTCATGAGCGATCTTCATACGAATCATCGGAAGGTGTACATGGATTTCCGCATGGAAAATGTCCTCATTTCGGGAAAAACGGTGGCCGTGGCCGACTATGAGCTCGTTACTTCGGTAAATCCGAAAAAGACCAAGAATGCGGATCGGAACAATCGTTGGTATTATCTGGCACGCGGAGCAGAAATAAACGAGTGGTTGTGTTCCTGGCGCCACGATTTCGTGAGCCTGGGCTATCTTCTTGTGACTCTGACCGCTGGCCGTTTACCATTTGTGGACGACTTTATGAAACGTCGGGAGGGATTTCGGCCGAATCACAAGTCGGTGAAGGATCTGCTCAAGGCCCGGAATGCGGCGATCCGAGACGCAGCAAATCCGACTCTTCGCTCTTACTTTGATAAGATCGAAGAGGTGAAATGGGATTCGCAGGAGCCACCGGCACCGAGTTTCTATAAGGAGCTGGAGGCAATCTTCTCATAATGTTGTTACCGTTATACTGGAACTCTGTGAAGAACCCGAGGCGGTTAATGTATACACATTGAACTTGTATGTAGTTTTCGTAGTGAGGCCGGATATAACTGCGTATCCCGGATTAGCGGAATTATACGAAACAGATACGCTTGTCGAGCTGGTATAAGGAGATACGGAATACTCAATACGATAACCTGTAACGGGCAGAGATACAGAGTCAACCCAGGAGAGTGTTACTTTGTTTGATGAGGGATCCATAGAATCAAGTCTCTTCGGAGAATTATCCAGCGTAGTTTGTATTTGGCCCAGCAGAGTAGATTCTATGACAGAATAATCGCCGTCGTTACTACTGCGGCCGCCGGAGGCTACGGTTGCAATAACATTCTGGGCCTGAATTTTTGCTATGTAACCACGAGAGGTTCTATCACTATTACTCATGGTGTTCTACTATACACTTAGAAAAGTTAAGACCTTTAGCGAGGTTATTTGGCGGCGATCATATAAGTTGAAGTGAAATTTGTCTTACCGAGGCCAGTCCATACTTTACCATCTTCTGACCAGGCCAAGGCATGATCTTGATTACTTTCACCGCCTGCAACCCATAAAGAACCATTCCACACAAGTCTGGTACACAATACATTAAATGGTGAAGATGTAACCGCAGTCCAATCTTTACCATTATCTGACCAAGCAAGTGTGCCACTGCCCTGACCACCTGCAACCCATCGTGTGCCATTCCATGCAACGACAGAACACAAAGGATTAAATGGTGAACCTGTAGCCGCATTCCAGGCTATACCATCATCTGACCAGGCAAGTATACTACCCTGATCACCACCAGCAACCCACAGGTTCTGGGAGCTACTCCACGCAACTGTTAAACATGATTCATTGAAGGGAGGATTTGCAACATTATTCCAGTTTTTACCATCATCTGACCAGGCAATTTTACCACCCCCATTACCCCCAGCAACCCAACGTGATCCATTATGCGCAATGGCAAAACAAAAACTAAAAGGTGAACCTGTACCAGCATTCCAGTCTTTACCATTGGTAGACCAGGCAAGGTTACTATTGCCCCTACCACCTGCAACCATTAGAGAGCTACTAGATGCCAATACTGTAACGTAACCATTTAATTGACCAGGATAAATAATTTTTGAATCCGCAACAGAATTCCAGATTTTACCATCATCTGACCAGGCAAGTGTACTACTACTGCCCGCACCACCTGCAACCCACAGGGACAGGGAGCTACTCCACATAATAGCGTTACAATACTCTGGAAATGGTGAACCTGTAGCCGTATTCCAGACTTTACCATCATCTGACCAGGCAATTGTTTTATTACTACTTCCTCTACCACCTGCAACCCATAGAGAGCCATTCCACTTAGCAGCGCCCCCCCAGCCGGAAAATATATTTGTACTATTATTACTATTTTCCCATACTTTACCATCATCTGACCAGGCAAGTGTATTACTGCCATTACCCCCTGCTACCCAAAATAATGCTCCAACAGTAGATCCAGAAATAACAGTAGAAGATGCCGAAACTGCTCCACTATTTGTTACAGAAGACACACGGAAGTTATATAGAACCTCAGATTCAAGCCCCGTAATGGTCCGTGTAGAACCAGTGATGCCATTAATTGTAGTCCAAGAAGATTCTGTATCCTTTTTATATTCTACTATAGAACTCGATAGATCTGTAGTTACGGTGTTCCACGTTAGAGTTACAGAGGTTGCAGTAATATTACTCAGGGTTAGTCCAGTAGGTGGTTCAATAGATAATGCTAAAGTCGACCCAGAAATAACAGTAGAAGGCGCCGAAACTGCTCCACTATTTTTTACAGAAGATACACGGAAGTTATATAGAACCCCCGAATCAAGCCCCGTAATGGCCCGTGTAGAACCAGTGACGCCGTTAATTGTAGTCCAAGAAGATTCTGTATCCTTTTTATATTCTACTATAGAACTCGATAGATCTGTAGTTACGGTGTTCCAAGTTAGAGTTACAGAGGTTGTCGTAATATTACTCAGGGTTAGTCCAGTAGGCGGTTGAACTAATACACCGGATCGTAATACGTTACTTATTGTATTAGAAGCACTCGATTCTTTACCAGAAGAAACTACTCTTATGTGTACTGTTAGATTTACACCAGAAGGTAAAGAAGATAACGTTGGTGCTGTTATATTGAGTGTTTTGTTTCCTCCTGCAATGTATCCAGGACTAACCGCAGAGATTCGGGTATATGCCGCAGAAGAACCTGTTACTTTATAATATAAATTGACATTTGTGCCCGTTGTAGAATTATCTGTCCACGATAAAGTGGGGCTGTTAAAAGATAAATCAGTAGCCGCAGCAGGCGCCGTTATAATATTAGTTAGAGGCACAGAGTAATTAGATCTTCCTAATGCGGTTACAGTTGCTACTCGGAAACTATACAGTGTTTCTATAGACAAGCCTGTTACGGTAGCAGAACCATTTGTTATGGGAGTAG